TCATTCCATTTGCAATGAATCAGTTTTCACTTCCAGCTCTATGCTGGTCGTGTAGCCGCTGTCGGCGCTCAGGCTGTGCGTCAGCGTGGTAATGATCCATTCGCCGTCATCAATCTGCTTTTTAAACCCCGTCACCTTTACCGGCATTTCGGTATAAAGCTCAGCACGCCCGCGCGCCAGCTGGATCGAGAAGGTTGCTACGCCACGCTGCAGCCGTTCCCACTGCATTTTTGCTGCCCGCTCTGCGTTTGAACGGTTGGCATAGGTGCGGCTCAGCACCAGTACGTTTTCGTCGGTGCCGACGAGATAATCACCCTGTTTCGCTTCCGGCTCTTTTTTCTTCGCCGTGGTTTTGCGGCGTCGCTTTACCTTTATTTCCGGCTTTTTCGCTGGCTCGCGCGTATGCAGCCAGCTGGCTATCACGCCGGTGTAAGCGTCACGGTCAGCCAAGGTAAAGCGGTGATTGTCGCCATCGCGGCGCTGAATGGTGATGACCGGCAGCGCCCTGCCGCTGGCGTTTTTGCCCTGCCCCTGCCGGATAAACAGTAGCTTGCCGTCCTTGACGCAGGCCAGCGCACCGCACTGGCGGGCCACGCGCATCAGAAAACTGGCGTCGGATTCGTTGGTCTGGTCGATGTGGTCGATTGCCATTTTCTCAACGTCTGCGCCCAGCGCTAAATCCAGCTTGTGCCTTTCCGCAATGGCTTTCGCAATTTCGCCTGCCGTGGTTTTGTGCCACGATTTTTCGCGCTTGGTGTTCAGGGTCTGGCGGAAATCGGCGCTGCGGGCGCGAAGCGTCAGCCTGTCGGGCATGCCGCTGTGCTCAATCTCATCAACCGTGTAACTGCCCTTGACGATAAGCGGTTCACCCTCCCAGCCCAGCGCCAGCTTTAAAACAACGCCCCGGCGCGGCAGCTGCAGCAGGCCGTCCGCGTCGTCCAGCTCAATATCAAGCTGGTCGGCCTCAAAGCCCCGGTTATCGGTCAGCGTCAGGCTGATGAGCCGCTTTTGTATGGTCTGCGTGACGTCTGCGCCTGCCATCGTGAGGCGAAACGTCGGGGCGCTGGCCGCCCCTTTTACCCAGCTTTCTGCCTGCATCATCAGAAAAGCCCTCCCGCTACTGCAGTGACTTTGCCAGCCACGCCTGCCGCCGAGCTTTTCATGGCGTCAAGCTGGCCGCTCAGGCTGCCGAACATCTCGCCCAGCGATTCATCGGCGCGCTTAAGCGTGAGCGTGAACTCAATCCGCCTGCACGCGCCGTTACTGAAAAACTCGGCCTTTGTCTGGCTCAGGCTCTCAATCACGAACATGCCGTAAATGGTGCCGCTGCCCTCAATCAGTGGCCACGCGCGCCCCAGCTCCGCGATTTGCTCCAGCGCATACAGCGATAATCTGCCGCCGGTCAGCTCCGGCAGCAGCACGCCGGAAAGCGTCAGCGTGTCGGTGTCCGGCCCGGCAAACTGCAGCGACGGGCGAAAGCCCACGCGGCTGTTGGACGGAAACCGCCAGCTGCGCTGCAGTTGCAGCTCCTGATAAGGCACCGTTTCCAGCATGAAAACGAACAGCCCCAGCGTCATCATCATTCGTCTAATCCCCCCTGATCACGGTAAGAACTCCGCGCGCGGGCTTTCGCCCGGCGCTCTCTTGCATCCAGCTGCCGCATCACCTCTGCCACCACGTCCTGCGCGCTCTGGCCTGGCTGCTGATGAATGGTAATGGGCGCGTGAATGGTGACAGGCGCGGCGTTCAGGGCGCTTTGCTGTGCTCCGTTGTTCTGCGCGTGGCTACCGGCGGGCAGACTCATCGGGTGCAGCGGGCGCGCAGCCGCAGGTGCGGCGGCCATACCCATCGCCAGCGCCGCCGAGGCGGCCAGTGCGGCAGTACGGCGGCGGCTGGTAATGTGCGCCGGGCCGTTGACCAGCTCCGGCCCGTTCTCGCCCGCGATGCCATACTGACCAGAAGGAATATAGCCGCCGTTATCAAACAGCCCGGCAAAACCGGTCGCCGTTTTGGCACTCCCGGCGACAGCGGCGGGCCGGTCTGACGCTCCGGCGTCTGGCCTCATGAAATCAGGCAGAAGGCTGAAAACCCTTAACGGACGCGGCGGGACCACCGGGCTGTCGGGGTGTGTACCGCCACTGGTCGCGGCAGGGACCGCAGACTTGTCGCCGGACGGTTTCATGAAGTCCGGCAGCAGGTCTGTCATGGATGACAGCCTGGCCTTAAGCGCTTCCCATTTGGCCGTGATGCCGTCGAGCATGGCGCTGATCATGTTGCTGCCCGCTTCTTTGAACCGCTCCGGCAGCGTGCTGGCCGAGTTAACCAGTTCATCCCACTTTTGCGACACGGCTATCTTAATGCTTTGCCATGCCCCGGCGATGCCGTCGCGTATCGCATCCCAACCTTTGCCGATGATTCCCTGCAGCGCGCCATCCGCGAACAGGAATTTAACCCACATCCACGCACCAGCTATTTTGCCTTTGATGGCCTCCCATGCCGCCGACGTGTTATCTGTCACCTGCTTCCACAGTGCCGCAAACTTCGGCCCGAAGGTGTCCCAGTTACGCCAGATGTAAACTGCACCCATTGCGATCAGGCCAATAACGGCCAGAATCGGGTTGGCAAACATCAGGCGGCCCAGCCACAGGATACCGCTGCCGACAATACGCAATGCCTTACCGATCATCCCGAAAGCGCCCACGCCCTTAAAGCCCAGCGTTGCCATACTCAGCCTGATAACCGCCATCGGCCCGACAATGGCAGCAAAGCCGATGGCTAACGTTCCCAGCCCGATGACGATGGCAGACACCGCCGCGCCGACTTTCACCAGTGCGCCAGCCAGCGCCTTGTTTTTCTCGATCCACTGCGCCGCCATGCCGGTGACTTTTTTAATCGCCCCCATGATGTCCATCAGCGGCTGGCGCAGCGTGTCGCCCAGGCCGCTCATGGTGTTGGCTACGCCTGTTCTGGTCAGCATCCACTGTGCGGAAAGGGAATCTTTGTTGATGTCAGATTCTTTCTGCATCGAGCCTTTGGCCGCATCACCCTGCGTCAGGGCCAGCTGTCGGCGCAGCTCCGGCAGGTTGTTGGCGAGTTTCGCCGCATCCTTGCCGAACTCCTTGCCGAATATCATCGTTAGTGCAGACAGACGTTTGTTTTCCGGCAGCTTTTTGACCTTCTCCAGCACGCTGATGATGGTCCCCATCGCGTCCGTGGTCATCTGCTTTTCAATCTTTTTGGGGTCCAGCTTAAGCAGCGTCATGCCTTCCTGAAAGCGCTTGCCCTGCATGGTGGCAATCGACAGCTCGCGCACCATCGCGTTGGCCGAACTCGCCGCAATCTCAGAGGTGGCACCGAGTGAAAGGAAGGTTGAACCCAGCGCCGCCGCCTTGCGAAAGTCCAGCCGGTCGGCGTTGCCGCCCATGCGCTGCAGCACGTCGATAATGTCTGCGCCTTTCGACATGGCGTTATCGTCTAAATAGTTCAGCGCATCGCCCAGCTGCTCAATGTTGCGGGTCGGTATCTTGTACAGCTGGCTGATTTTACCCAGCCCCTCGGCCAGCTGGTCGGCGGGCAGCTCAAACGCCGTGGACGCCTTGGCCGCCGTGGTGGCAAAGGCCAGTAAATCGCGCTTCTGGTCGGCGTAAGAATCATTCTGGTTGGTGACACCCATGCGCGCGCCGCCCTCAACCAGCGCGGCATAGTCAACCGCGCCGTGCTCCATCGGCAGTTGCTCACTGGCGGCCTTGATGGCGGCCTGCATGTCGTAAAACTGCGCGGTGCGGTTGCCCTTGTCATCGCGCAGGCCGTTGACCTGCTTAGCCACGCCCTTCATGGCGTCTTCCATATCCGCCGAGGCTTTAATTGCTGCCGCAAACGGCACGCCCATTGCCATGCCCGCCGCCGTGGCTGTCGCCCCGGCTCCGGCCACCTTATCGCGGGCCTCCAGCGTTTTGCCGTAGCGCTCACGCACGGCGCGCAATTTAGCCTGGCGCTCGCCCAGCTTTTTCAGCTCACGCTGCTGCTGCTCAATCGCCTCCGTTGCGGCGCTGGCGTCAGTTTTCAGGCGACGCTGTGCCGCGCTCAGCTGCTTTGTATCAATACCGGCGGCGGTCAGCGCGCCGCGCTGCTGCTGCACCGAGCGCAGCAGGCCGTTGTAGCTCTGCTGCAGGTCATTAACACGGTTTTTTGCCTGCTCAAGTAAACGGGACTGCTGTGCCGTGGGGCGGTTGGTGGCGGCAAACTGCGTCGCCAGTGCGGCGGCCTCCTGCCGGGCCGAGGCAAGATTGCGCTCCGTGATGGCAAGCTGCTGGCGTGTTTTGCGAAAGCCGTCAATGCGCCCGGCCTGATCGTTCAGACTTTTCAGGCTGTCTTTGCTGGCTTTGAGGGCGGCGGACAACTCCCTGGAGCCGTCGCGCGCGTTTCGAAACGGGCGGGTAAGTTTATCCACCGCGCTTAATACCACCTGCAGGCGCAGGTTTCTGTCACTCATCGTCACCGGCTCCGTTACGCAGGATCGCTTTGTGCCGCCACATCAGCACGTCCGCCAGCGATTCCGCGAACATGACCGGCGGCGGCCAGTGAAACACGGTGGCGATGTCTGCCACCAGATCGTCAACGGTCAGCTCTGCGGGAAAGCCGACAGCGCCGACTTCGGCAACAAAAAAGTGACCACCTCCACCGACAGCGCCAGTAAATCGGCGGGGTCCATTTCGTTGACCTCCTGCACGGTCAGCGCAGGCGTTGACACGCGCGGCAGCACGGCCATCACGGCGTTGACGTCCATTTCCATCAGCGCCTGCAGGCGCACGCCGCGCAGTGCGCCGGACTGCGGCTTGCGCAGGACAATCTCTTTAATCTCGGTTTTGCCGCGTTTGATTGGGGCGTCGAGGGTGACGGTTTTTTCGTTTTTGATGTCGCTCATGTTCTTAATCCACCGAATAAAATTGATAAAAGCAGCAGGCCAGCGCCTGCCGCCGTGATTACAGGCCCAGTGCGCTTCGGTGCGCTTCCATCATGTCTTTGCCGTCCACGATGTGAACCATATTGACCAGATCCACCTCATAGAGCACTTCGCCGTTAATGGTCAGCTTGGCGTAGCTGTTGGTCGCGGAAACCTTTGTCGTGTTGGCATCGCCGGTTTTCCACTCGCCGGAATCCAGCTCCTTGTAACGGCCACGGGTGACCAGCTCCACCGCCTGCACCTCGCCGGTGTCGTCGCGCTGGATGGAGCCGGTAAAGCGCAGCTGCACCGCGTCCACGGTTTCCGCGCCCAGCTGCTTAAACAGCAGCGCCTCGGTGCCGCCGACGGTAAATTCCGTGTCCAGCGCGCCATCATCCAGGCCCATATCAATATCAACCGCACCGGCCATGCCGCCGCCGCGATACTTCTCAAACTTGCGGGTCAGCTTTGGCAGCGTCAGGGACTCAACCAGCCCCTGCCAGTTGTTGCCTGCGTTGAACAGGTTCAGGTGTTTTAGCTTACGGGGTAAGGCCATGTGTTCAGCTCCTTATGCTTTAACGCTGGCGGCGAAGTTGACCAGGTACTGGTCAGTAATGCGCTGGCACAGCATCAGGTTTTCCAGCGGCGGCACCGGCGTGTAGTCATAATCAATAATGAGTTGCCCGGCCTTTAGCGTGTCTTTGGTGTTCACGGTGTCATCCAGCCAGCAGTCTGCGCCGATGAGATAGCCCTGATTCACCATGCTGCGCAGCTTGGCGCGGATACTTTCGATAATGTCGCGGGCAAGCGACGGATTCAGCGCGCCGTCAACGGACCACAGCTGCGCCTCGGCCATCGTGTCGGCCAGCACCTGCGCCGTGCGGGTGTAGCACTCAAAGGCAAACAGCGGATCATCGCTCAGGCAGCGCGAACCCCAGAAGCGGAAACCGTCCTTGCGGATAAGCGTGGTGACGTCGTTCTGGTTCAGCAGACCCGCATCGGTTGCCGGATCCTGTAAATCCCAGAACACGTCTTTTGAAATGCCGGTGATGCCGTTCACGCCGACGTTAGACAGGGACCTGTGCCAGCCGGTCGCCTCGTCAATTTTGGCGCGCAGTCCGAGCGCGCGGGCGGTGGCATACGCCGTCGCGTCAGCGTTCAGTACGGTGTCAAAGCTGATGAAATCAGGCCAGATGAGCATCCCTTCGCGCTGGCTGAAATTAGCGCGGTAGGCGATGACTTCTGAAACCGTTTTGCAGCCGTAAGCGGAGATATACGCAAACGCGCGCAGGGTCTGCGCGACGCTCAGCAGCTCAGTTGCCACCGCCTTTGTGTCATGCCCCGGCACGCCGAGAATGCGCGGTTTGACGCCGCAGACGTTCTGCGCGGCCAGTAGTGCTTTCATGCCGGTGCGCATCCCGTCTGCGGTCTCGCCGCCGATGATGTTGGATGTGGTTTCCGCCTCGGTTTCGCCCTGCGCGACGCGCACAACGACGACGAGCGGTTTTGCCTGGTCGGCGATGGCGTCCAGTGAAGCGGCCAGCGTACCGGTTTTACCGGCCTTGCCGATGGCAGTTGTGACGTCGGTGAGTAAAACCGGGCGGTTGAGCGGAAACGCTGTCGCGTCGGCGTCGTCGGCGGTACAGACCATGCCGATGATGGCCGTGCTGACGGTGGTAATGGTTCGGGTGCCTTCGTTGACTTCAATAACGCGCACGCCGTGATGATAATCCTGTGCCATAGAGCAGATCCTCTGTTAAGGGGTTCCGCTATGGTGAAAGGGATGGCGCGCGGGCGCACCCTGCGGCCATTGTCTGGCAGATGACACAAAGGAAAAAGGCCCGCAGCGGGCCTTTTATCATACGGGGGTGTCGGGCCAGCTGATGTCCGGCGCATCAGCCGGGCTGATACGGTTTATCAGTACGCGATATTTTTTCCAGGCGGTCAGCTGCACCTTTTCCGCCTCCTGTGCCATATCCAGATCAACGGCATCCTGTAACGGGGCAATGGCCGCCGTGGCGGCGGTAAGCAAAGCCTGTCTGCGGCTTGCGGCAGCCGCGGCCAGCTGGTCCCGCGTCGGTTCCGGCAAATCCACCCACGCAGGAGCACCACCGGTGCCGGGTGCGCGGTACTTGCCCTCCGGTGCGGCGCCCATAAACTCAGCCGCCACCGCGCCGGATACCTCTGCACAGTCAGCAGGCCAGCCGCCCTGGCTTTCATACGCTGCTCTCATCGACTGCGGGTAAAAGCAGTTCGTTGACGCGCTGTAGAAATACGTTTCGCTCATAGGGTTATCTCCCGATTGCCATCCAGTAAAGGTTGAAGCCGCCCGATCCGCTCATCCAGACGCTGAAACCGGTTTTCCGCGATAAATCATCCGCGACAACCCCAAAATCAACGTTGGTTTTTTCGCCGCTTAGATCTACCGAGGCATCCATCCACGACAGCTGGATGTTGTCGCAGGAAGCTGGAAACGCAATGGGAAAACTGACCTTTGTCCGGTAGTTTCCGACGTTGAATCCGATGATGCCGAACTGGACAATACGCCCGCCCGGCAGACGGAAGTAATTCGCCCCGCCTTCAAAGGCGCTCATGTCCGGTATTTGCCCGGATCCGGTGCCGGTGTTTTTCAGCGCAGCGTTTCCCAGCTGCAGGAAGTCACGCAGCGCGGTCACGCTTTTTCCGCTCAGGCTGCTCAGGGTGTTGTCCAGCGGCTGCTTACCTGCCAGCGCATTGGTCATCGTGGCGGCAAAGTTCGGATCGCCGCCGAGCGCAGCGGCCAGCTCGTTAAGCGTGTCCAGTGCCGCCGGTGATGAGTCAACCAGCTTTGCCAGCGCGGCCATAACAAACGCCGTGGTCGCAATCTGCGTGGTGCTGTCACCGGCTGCCGGGGTCGGGGCTTTAGGCGTGCCGCTCAGAACCGGGTCTTTCTTAGGGGCATACTGTGAATGCGGATCAGCGGCGGCGAGGTGCTTTGCCATAAGGCCGTCAGCGTAAGCGCGCACCTCAATGGCCGCGTTATCCACATACTGGCGCGTAGCCAGAATCACCGAGGGGTCAATTTTGATGGTCACCGCGTCCGTGCTGCTCACAATCAGGATCATGCGGATAACCTGCGTGCGGCCGGAACCTTCTGCCAGTTTAGGCTTATAGGTTTCGGCGCAGTTCGCCACCGCAATAAGCTCTCCGGCATCGTCATAGAGGCCGATTTCCCGAATCCACCACCCGCCCTCATCTTCGGGGATGACCTGCTCGGCAATAATCTGGCTGGCGTTTACAGGGTCGATGATCAGCGAGTTGACCGCTGCGCGGCGAACCTCGCGCACCAGACGTGTCTGCGTGGCGTCAGGCGTGGGAAGCACGCCGCCACCGTCGCCAACGCCCATATGCGTGATTTTCAGCTGCGTTCCCAGCGCGGCGGCCTGCGCCAGTTTGGCCTGCCCGCGCAGGGTAAGCAGGGCGTAAAATTTTGCTGCCATGTTAAACCCTCAGTATGTCTGTTAAATGAAGTGTCGCACCCGTCACCGCACTGCCGCCGGTTTCAATAACTTCCGGCGTGTAGGGGTAAACCGTCATGATTTCGCCCACGTAAGCCCCGGCACCCGTCATCACCGTGCCGTTGCTCTGCAGGTTGATACTCATTCCCAGCATGTGACGGCTGCAGGGCTTGGCATCGCTGATAAGCCGCTCAAGCTCCTGATAGGTTTCCTCGGTAATACCCTGTTCCTGCACGCCAATATCCAGGCGAAACGTGCCGGGCGCTTCGCCGGTTTTCCACCACTCCAGCACACGGATCAGGAAGCCAAACGGCTCCACCACTCGGCGCACGGCAGTGATGGTGCCTTTATGCTGATGGATGTAAAAGGCATCCATCACCACGCGGCGTTTAACGGTTTCTGTCCAGGCCTCGTCCCAGCGGTCCACCGAAAATGACCAGGCAAGGTAAGGCAGAAACCACACCGGACAGGCGGCAGGGTTCCACAGGTCGCGCAGCGGGACGTCCAGCCCGCTTATGCCGCTGCACGCCTCTGCAAGCCTGCGCTCAAGCGCCGAGGATGCGGGCGGCAACAGGCTCTGGCTCATCCTTTGCCCCCGTTATCGCAGGCAACGGTAACAGCTACCGCCGTGCAGTTGCCCGCCTGCGTGCGGTTCAGAATGATGTCCTGCGCCGGTTCGGTGATTTCCACCCAGTCCACGCCCGCCACGCGCAACACCGCCCCGTAAGACTCGCGGCGCACGCTGCGGCCCAGCTTTTTCTGGTCAGTCAGGTAGGCATCCATTGCGGCCTGCGCTGCCTCCAGGCACGGGCCTGCGGCCACGCCGTCAAACAGGTGCAGCGTGGCTTTTACCTGATAATCAAATATCGCGGCCGCCTGCACCGTTACGCGGTCTGCCACCGGGCGCACTTCCTCGGCATTTAACGCAACATTCACTGCGTTCAGTAAATCATCCGTTGCCGCCCCGCTGTTGTCCCGGCTCAGTACCGTGATCAGCACCTCCGCCGGTGCCGGACTCGTTGCCGACACGTCAGACACGCGCCCGTCGGCACTCTTGGCGTAAAACTCATACGCCGCCGTCGGCCCGGCCACGCTCAGCCCCTCAAAGGCACCCGGCACGCGCAGGCGTAAATCGTCGTCGGACTCCATCACCGCCGCCACGGGCGGCACGGCGTCGGGGTTAGCCGGGCTGATGGTCAGGCGTTTAACGTTGTTGTTAGCCGCCAGCTGATCCAGATCGGTGCCGAGCGCATAGGCCACCATGACCGCCTGCGCCGCCTCGTTGATGCGCTGGCGCAGCAGGATTTCGCGGTAGACGTTTTCCTGCAGGCACTTGACCAGCGGATCGGATTCCAGCGCCAGCACGCTGCGCATGGCGGCCTGTTCGTCAGCCGGATACAGCGCAATCAGGTTCTCTTTACGTTCGGCCAGCAGCGTTTCAAAGTCCGGCACCTCAATGACTTCCGGCGCGGGAAGCTGCGATAAATCAATCACTGCCACGGTTCACCCCCGTTGGTATGGTCATTGCCAGCGGCGAACCGTCGGCACGCTGTGCGTTTATCTCAACGACCATCGAACCGTCATAAGCCGTTGTGTAATTCACTGAAATCAGCCGGATGCGCGGCTCCCAGCGGCTCAGTGCGGTGTAGGTTGCCGCCATGACCTGCATACGGGTGACGCCGTTCTGCGGCTGATCGATGAGTGCGGAAAGCATGGAGCCGTATTCACGACGCGCCAGTCGGCTGCCCTCCGGGGTCATCAGAATGTCGCTGACGCTCTGGCGAATATGATCGATATCGGTAATCGCTTTGCCGGTGTCACGGTTCATGCCGAGATACATCACGCCGGGCCTCCTGATGTGTCATTGCCGTACTTCACGCCACCGTGTTTATGGGTATGCACCACGACGCCGTTAGAACTCATATCACCGCCGCCCTGTGTGACTGCGCCGTTAATGGCCGTTTCACTGTTGAGGGTTGTTTTACCGGCCTCAACGCCGAATGCCTCAGTCAGCAGCTGAATGCCGTCCGCCGCTTCGATGCGCACGCTTTTGATGTTCTTTATCAGCAGCTGGCCGGTTGCCGGTTCGTACTGAAAAAATCCGCCGTCGCTGTACTGTGTGGCGCTGCCGTTCTCTGAATTCGCAGGCGGCGGGAATGCATCGGAATAGATGGCGGGCAGCGCAAAGGCGCTTTCAAGATTGCCGCCCATGCTCAGCAATATGACCTGTTCGCCAACGGTGGGCTGCCACCATGTGCGCGTATTACCGGCGCGCAGGGTGAGCCAGTTGATCCAGTTGGTTTCGAGGTCGCCCGTTTTCACCCGGCACAGCCAGTTAACCGGATCAACTTCGGACACGGTGCCGGTGCGGATCAGGTTGGTGATAAGGCGCATGATTTCGGTAAATTTTTCGTTCATGGCGTGAGACTGACACTTTTTCATGATTAAAGTCAGCGTGTGCTATTGTTTAGTTTTTCACACAATGGAATGGAAATACGCCATATGATCTTTTCTGCGAGGCATTTAATAGAGTTACCGTACGTGATGAATTTGGAAGACGGCCACTATGACTTCCTCTATGAAAATTCAATCTTAAGAGTATTTGTCAACAACGACTTATATGCATTAACTACAATGGCAAACTCTTGCCAATTCACCAGCGCCATTAGCACTAAAGAAATATTAAAACCTCATTTAAATGATTCATTCTCTCTAGTTAAAACCCGAACAATACTAAGCTTTTACACCATATACGAAACAGATGAGATTCTGGAAGCATCCAAAGAAGAATTGAGGGATTCAATGCGCTCATCGATGCATCATGGTGGTGACTATCCATCAGAAGATGATGGAGAAAAAGCCTTAAAATCCCTTAACGAAACTGAATTACAGAAACTCAAGGAGAGCATAAGTATAAAAAAAACGGCTGAAAAAATTTTCCCACCTACATTGGCTCTTTCAAGCATTGAATTATTCAATCATTTTATTCGCACCTATAGCATACATTTCAATGACCTTTTCGCAGAAGAAATATCCCTTTACCAAGTCGGTGCCAGTTTAACTAATGGGGTGTTGGTTCAGCTTTTTTTTAACGATGAGCATATTACTTCAATTCCTGTTCTCGGCCTCGTCCCTCCTATTTTCCGCAGCCCATTATTCACACACAACCAAGACCAAACATCAGAATTCAAAAATAAACTTCTACAAGTGGACGCTGTAAATAAATCCTCATTACTCCTTATAAGAGCTAAGCACTTAAAAACAAGAAACATGTACCGTTCTGCTACACTTGAGGCTTCAGCCTCAATAGAAAATTACGTGAGAATTAAGCTTGAAAAGCAAATGGCAAAAAAAAATCTTACTGAAGAAAAAATTAGCCTAACTCTTTCAACCAATAAAAGCTTTGAAGTTAGATGCAAAAAATTATTTGCTGAAAATTTTTCCAAGTCAATCCCTGACATTGCACCTTTAGAGTGGCAAAAAGTCAAAGAAGATAGAGACACAATAAGACATAAAACCGCGCACACATCCTACGAACCTAGTGAGAACGAAGTAAGTGCAATGATTACAAATATTGAAAGCTTGATGACAAAGGTTAACGCTTTTACAGATAAAAACGAAAATACTAATTAGCCAGCCAGCGAAACAGAATATCGCTGACCGTGGTTTCCGTTTCCCCGTTTGTACCCAGCAGCGGGCGCTCTGCGTATTTCACCATAATGCCTCGCTTACTCACCCGATCACGCAGGCCGTAATGGTGAACGCGGGCCAGACGCTGCACGGCAGGAATGAAAGCCACCTCGGTACTGTCGCCGGTTGCCTTTGTTTTCAGGTACTTTGCGGTTTTCAGCTTCACAAACATCTTGCGCTTTATTCGCCCCGGCTTTGTTCTGGCCGATACGCGGCGCGGTTCCCATGCGCTGCCGTCGGGCGCACGCTGTGCCGTCATGTTGGCCTGCTGAATCCGCCGCACGTCGCGTGCCACCTCGCGCAGCATCTTTTTGCGCTCTGCCGGTTCCAGCTTTGCCAGCAGCGCATCCAGCCAGGCGTCAACCTCGTGCAGATTATCCACGTTTCACCGTCCAGGCTTCCTCTGGCTCGTCCGGCTCCGGCATGGCTCTGACCTCGGTCACGCCGCTGACTTCCTCGGCAATAACACGCTCTGTCAGCTTTAAATTAATGCTGATGTCACACGCACCGTTGCCGAGAATATCCACTTCAAACGTGCACAGCTGGTCGCGCTCGTTGGGATTCTGCAGCGCATCAGGCTGGTTGGTACGCAGCCAGTACATTACGGCCGCCATCAGCAGATTTTGATCGCCGGTGAAGTCCGTAATGATGACGTTAAGCGTATAGCGGTATTCCCACGACACGGACGTGGCACTGGTGGCAACCAGCGCGCCTCTGTCAACAAACAGGTGCAGCCTGTCGGGGTTCTCCTGCAGGTAAGCAACAGCGCTATTCAGGGCTTCGCGTAAGGACTGCGGCTTGTTCATCGTCTTTATCCTGGCAGGTTACTATGGTGTCCACCTTGTCGGCGCAGGCCGCCCAGGCAGTTTCTGTTTCATCCAGCAGGGCCAGTAAATCGCCGTTAGTGCGCGCCGCTGACGGCCCCAGCTGGCACCGGGTTATTTTGGGACAGCCACTCACGGTAAGATTCACCTCCGGTGATGGCCGGTCGCTGGCGCAGCCGGATAACAGCATCAGGCAGAGGGGCATCACTCCAGCGGCGAAGGGCGTCATTTTCACGTTTCAGATCCTCAATCTGGCGCTGCCGCTGGCGCAGCAGTGCGTTGTTTTTCTCAGCCGCCGCATACAGCTGCGTCTGTGCAAGGTTACTGCTCTGTACCATGATGTTGACCGCCATCAGCTGGCTGTTTTTCTGGCTCAGCTTTTTATCCTTTGCGGCCAGCTCTGCCACCTGCGTGCCGATAGTCCTGTTTGCGCTGTGCAACTGCCACGACAGCAGCCCGGCGGTCACCAGCAGCATGACAAAGCAGGTCACCACAACGGCGCGCATCATGATGCCGCCCCTTTCAGGCACCAGCTCAGCTCCCGCCCGCGCCGGTTATCCAGCCCCTGATTAAATACGCCTTTCACGTACACCCATCGTGGCAGCTGATGACAGGCATCGCGCCACCGGCTGGCCCTGATGAGTTTCACCATGGTTGATCCGCACACGTTGCCGGTGCCAACGTTAAACGCCAGCGACACCAGCGCGTCATAAACCTGCTGCGGCATGGAAACCGCCACGCAGCGCGCCAGTGCCGCCTCAACACGTAACACGTTGGTGATAAACGTCCCGGCGGCCTGCCGCTCGGTGATACTTTTGCCGGGTACAACGCCCTGTGTGTTGCCGATGCCGTCGGTCCACACGCCCGCATCGCACAGGTATGGCTTAAGGCGGCAGCCCTCATAATCGGCAATCAGTTTCAGCCCCTCAACCGAGGTATGCAGCTGCTGAAAGCCCGGCAGTGTGGCGGCGATGGCCAGCACCGCGCCGACGGCGCAGCGTTTAACGGTTTGCAGATTCATAATCCTCCCGTGTGATGCGCCCGCTTGCCAGTAACTGGTAGGTTTTGTGCTTGTAGTACCAGCTGATTAGCGCCATGCCGATGCCGATAATCAGCCCGGCCCACGTTGAAACGTCCTTAACCGATAAGTCGCCCAGCCATGCCATAAACACGGCCATCGACCAGGTAATAAACGTGCTGATTCTTTCCCACATGATTCAGTCCCATAGCTGCACGGTCTGCGCCGTGGCTGCGGGCGCAACGTCCGGCAGCTCGACCTCTAAACCGTGGGGTAAGGTGGGGCCGTATTCCGCCAGCCCCGGATTGGCCTGTAACACACGCTCGCACAGCCCCTGCGTGCGCCCGTAGTGACGCCAGCAAAGTGCGTCCACCGTGTCATACTGCTGCGCACGCACTTTCATCAGATAAGCTCAACGGTTACGTGCGGCAGATCCTGCACGCGGCTGATGGCCCAGCGCGCATCGCGCCATAAATCGCCGCTGGCATCGTCCAGCGTCTCGCCGCGCTTCGCGCCGGATGCGGTGGCGTCAAAGTCGCTGTAACGCTCGTTAAGTACCGCACGCGTCCAGCACCAGACGGCGTTTTCATAGTGGTGCAGGCGCACGCTCTTTCCGGCCAGCGGCTCAGCCGGTACGTCGGCCAGCCCGTTGTAACCTGCCATTTCCTGCCGTTCCCGCCACGGGTAAAGCTCGGCGTTCACCTCTGACATGGCGGTCAGCACCACCTGCTTAAGCCGCTCCTGCGTCAAGGTGCCGTCAACGCGCATCGCGCTGCGAAACTTAGCCAAATCCAGATCCGGCCAGAATGAATTGTTCGGGATAATGACCGGCGCAACCGGTGACTGCTCTGGCGCTGTAAACTGCATCCTTACTACTCCTGAATAGGTGGGCGGTGGACGGGGTTTTGATGCGGCGCTGCCTGTCGCCACCCCGTGCCGCCCCGCGCGTGGGCACGTTCGGTTATCAGCTGTCTTTGCGGAGTTTCCGCTCCAATTGCTCAATGTCTTTTTTCACCCCGCACTTTTCGTCCAGCTGCAGGGCGTGCTTAAGGTGATTCAGCGCGGATACCGGGTTGCTTTCGGTCTGCACCCAGCCGATGGATTTATGCAGGCGGGCACGCGACTGATCCGGCATGTCTTCCCCGTCCACCGCGTCCAGCGTCTGCAGCAGCAGGTCAGCGTCAAACGGGGTTCCGGCTAGCATGGCGGCCTTTGCGGCGTCGGCCATTTCCTCGGTCAGCACGGTGGCGGTGTTGCGCTTGCCGACCGGCATTACCCAGCCATGTTTGAGGGCATGACGGCCAATGGTCAGCGCTCCGGCATAATCACCGGCATCGATACGCCACAGCATGACGTACATGATCACGTCGTCCTGCTGCGCCCCGTCGGCGCTCAGCACGCCCTCTGCCCAGGCGGCATATTTCGGCAGCACCTCAACCTTAATCTGCGCCTTGGTGACAGTGGACTGAGTGCCCTTGAGGCGGCGGCGGTCTTCGTTAAGCTGCAGCAGCATCAGGTCATAGCCTTTCGCATGGCGGCCATTGCCGCCCGTGCGGGCGGCCTCCTGTCCCTGAATGAAGCGCGTGTGCGCGCGGAAAGGATTGGTCACGGTTTACGCTCCTGCGTTGCCGGTGCCGTTGTCAACGCCAGTGCTGGCGTCAGATTCGGCCTGCGCCGTACCCGATTCGCTCATGGCCTTGACCACGCTTGCCGCAACGGAGGCAATGCGTGCGATTTCGGCGTCGCTCATCTGGCCCGCTTCCGGCTCTGGCTCCTGCTCCAGCATTTCGATGTTTTCAATCAGGCAGGTGCAGTCATAGTCCTCGACCACATACGCCTCGTTGACCGATTCAAGGTTTTCAACGCGATCCCGTTTCGGGTTGTCGATGATGGAGCGGCGGCGGGTGTCGTCCTGGACATAAATCGACAGGTTATCAAGGCGCGTAATCAGCATGGCATCAGCCGGGAAGAACGGCGCACGCACCGCAGGCAGGCCACCGATGCGCTTCTGGCTGATAATCAAATCAGCGGCCAGCGCTTCGGTGTTGGGCTGGTCTTTGTTGACGATCGGGAAATACTTGTCGGCCAGCAGCTGGCGGCCGCAAATCACAACCAGCTCGGTGTCATCCTGATACTGCACGGCAATTTTTTCCGTTACGGCACCCATTACCACTGCGTCCAGATTGCGGAAAAGCCCCGTTTTACCAATGGTAATTTTATCGGCGATAACTTTTCCGTTGCTGTCGATATGCTGGCCGACCACCTGCGATGGTTTCTCCTGGCGGATTTTCTCAAGCCAGCCGATGTTGACGTCCTGCAGCAGCGGGTTCTGTACGCGGTTGGAGGTTTTCTCACGCTTGAGGCCGTTAAAGCCGATCATGATGCGGTCAAGCGCCTGGCGTTTCACAATCATGTCGCGGATACGCACCTGAAAGTCGGAAAACTTCGCCCACATGTCCAGCTTCGCGTAAGGCAGCGCCGTGTCAAAGTTGGTCTGCGTGCATTTATAACCTTCGCCGTCGATGTAGGTGGGATCGGTAGGCTCGCGCTCTTTCTGCGTGGTGTCGGTTGTACCGGCAATCGTGCCGCCGATCCCCAGCCCCAGACGTTCACCGCTCTGCTCAGGCACCGGCACAATGTTGATGCGCGTCAGAAAGTCAGATGACTCCTGAATTTTGGTTTCCAGCGTCTGCGCGACGGATGGCTCAACGGTAAACTTGCTGTTGAGAGCCGACAGGTTGATGTTGTTGATTTCCGCCAGTACCGACATATAGGCGTTTAACTTAAAGCGGGTGTTGTTTTTCATCGTTTCGTGTTCTCTGTTCGTTAAGAGGATTGGCCGCGCCTGCATCAGCAGTCGGTGCGCACGTCCTGGCTGTTACTGTTGCCGTTACCGGGCGTACGCGGGCGGAAGTCCTGCCGCCCGTCTTCACGGCTCAGCTGTGCCTGCAGCTGGCTGAAATCCGCCTGCAGCTGCTCACGGGCTGCAGCTTCTGCGCTCAGCTGCACCTGCAGGCTGCTGGCCTGCTCGCTCAGGGCGGTTTCGATGCGCTGGCTGAATGCCTGCTGCTCGGTGGCGACCAGCTCGACGGCCCTGTGAACGTCGCTGAAACGGGCGTCATCAGACTTCTGTTTGTTGCTGAAAAGCGCGGACACGCGGCTGAAAAGGGACGGTTTTTCGTCGGCCACGTCCTCAAACTCGATCACGGTTTCGGTGGCGGCGGTAAACAGGTTGTCAGGATGCTGCTTGCGGTTTGCCAGCGGATTAGCGCCCGCACTGGCGCTGAACTGCAGCATTTCGGTGCCGAGGCTGGCCGGATCGTCGGTCACCGCAAGGCCAATCAGATACGCCTCGCCGGTGTCGGCGAACTCCGGGCGAATCTCCATTGAGGTGAAAAGCTTCTGCATGTTGCCGGTCATCGTGACCAGCTCATCCGTCGGGTTAATCACCGCGTACAGGCCCAGCTTGCCTTTCAGCAGGCCGTCGCTGATTTCTTCGGTGTCCAGCGCATCGACCACACCGAAACGGCGAAACGCGCTGTCAGGCGTGTAACCCTTGATGTGCTCCATATTGATCACGGCGGTGTAGACAGCCGGATCGTAATTGGCCGCCATCTGTTCCAGCCAGCTGCGCTCGATGGTGCGCCCGTCCGTGGTGGCACCTTCCACCCCGATGCGGAAACGCTTTGCTTTCTTTGCCATTGTCCAGGCTCCGGTTAGATAAAAACTCTGTGAGTCCCTATGTTTGCGGCGACGGGGGAACTGAAACAACGCGGCGACGTTGTACCGTAATTCACACAATCACGGGCGGCAGAAAAGGAAACGGGCGGGCCGTATTTTGGGGCCATGACAACGACAATCGCCCCCGCAGACCTCGATCCCCGCAGACAGGCTTTGCTGCTGTACTTTCAGGGATACCGCATCGCCCGCATTGCTGAAATGCTGGGAGAGAAACCCGCAACCGTTCACAGCTGGAAGAAGCGCGACAGGTGGGGCGATTATGGCCCGCTTGATCAGATGCAGCTCACCACCGCCGCGCGCTACTGTCAGCTGGTCATGAAAGAGGTGAAGGAAGGAAAGGACTACAAAGAAATTGACCTGCTGGCCCGGCAGTCAGAGCGCCATGCGCGCATCGGGAAATTTAACAACGGCGGCAACGAGGCGGATCTAAACCCCAATGTCGAAAACCGCAACAGAGGCCCGCGCAAGCCGCCTGAAAAAAACGTGTTCAGCGACGCGCAGATCGAAAAGCTGCAGGACATCTTTCACAGCACGATGTTCGGCTACCAGCGCCAGTGGTGGGAAGCGGGCAATAAATACGCCGTCCGCAACCTGCTGAAATCGCGCCAGATTGGGGCGACGTTCTTTTTTGCCCGCGAGGCGCTGCTGGATGCGCTTACCACCGGACGCAACCAGATTTTTCTCTCGGCCAGCAAGGCGCAGGCGCACGTCTTCAAGCAGTACATCGTGGAGTTTGCCCGCGAGGCCGACGTAGACCTGAAAGGCGACCCGATGACGCTGGCTAACGGCGCGTGCCTGTACTTCCTCGGCACCAACGCCCGCACGGCGCAGAGTTATCACGGCAACCTGTACCTGGACGAATATTTCTGGATACCGAAATTTCAGGAACTGCAGAAAGTCGCTTCAGGCATGGCGCTGCACAAGAAGTGGCGCGAAACCTACTTTTCCACGCCGTCCAGCCTCACGCACAGCGCCTATCCGTTCTGGTCTGGCGCACAGTTCAACAAGGGCCGCGCCAAGGCCGACCGCGTTGACATTGATTTAAGTCACGCATCACTTGCCGCCGGCCGCCTGTGTGCCGACGGCCAGTTCCGCCAGATTGTGACCGTTGAGGATGCCGTGCGCGGCGGCTGTGACCTGTTCGACCTGGAGCAGCTGCGCACACGCTACAGCCCCGAGGACTACCAGAACCTGCTGATGTGCGTGTTTATGGATGACCTCGCCTCGGTGTTCCAGCTTGCCATGCTGCAGAAATGCATGGTGGACAGCTGGGAAGTGTGGGACGACTTCGAAGCGCTGGCGCTGCGCCCGTTCGGCTGGAAAGAGGTCTGGATTGGGTACGATCCGGCGAAGGGTACGCAGCACGGCGACAGCGCGGGCTGTGTGGTGATTGCCCCTCCAGCCGTGCCGGGCGGCAAGTTCCGCATCCTTGAGCGGCACCAGTGGCGCGGGATGGATTTCCGCGCGCAGGCCGACGCCATTAAAACCCTTACGCAGCAGTACAACGTGACCTACATCGGCATCGACTCGACCGGCGTCGGTCTCGGCGTCTATGAGAACGTGAAAGCCTTTTTTCCGCAGGTTAAAGAGTTTGTCTATAACCCGACGGTGAAAAATGCCCTGGTCTTAAAAGCCTACGACACCATCAGCAGCGGGCGCATGGAGTTTGACGCCAGCCACCTCGATATCGCGCAGTCGTTTATGTCCATACGCAAGGCCACCACGGCCAGCGGCAACCGTCCGACCTATGAAACCAGCCGCAGCGAGGAAGTCAGCCACGGCGATTTAGCCTGGGCGACCATGCACGCGCTGGCAAATGAGCCGCTTCAGGGACAGGCGGCACACACGCAGAACATTGTGGAGATGTATTGATGAGCAGACGCAGGAACCGCACGCGCACTCAGCCCGTGCAGCAGCCGGAACAGATGACCAGCACAGCCGCCTCGGAGGCGTTTACCTTTGGCGACCCGATCCCGGTACTCGACCGGCGCGAACTGCTGGACTACGTGGAGTGCGTCATCAATGACCGCTGGTATGAGCCGCCCGTAAGCGTTGACGGGCTGGCGCGCACGTTCCGCGCCGCCGTGCATCACAGTTCGCCCATCAGTGTTAAGTGCAACATTCTGGCGAGTACCTTTATCCCGCACCCGCTTTTGAGCCAGCAGGCTTTTACCCGCTTCGCAATGGATTATCTGATTTTTGGTAATGCGTACCTGGAGAAAAGAACCAGCCGCCTCGGCACCACGCTGAAACTGGAGCCTTCACTTGCCAAATACACACGGCGCGGGCTCGACCTGGACACCTACTGGTATGCGCATTACGGCCTTAACTCCGAGCCGTATGAATTTACAAAAGGGAGCGTGTTTCACCTGATGGAGCCGGACATCAATCAGGAAATCTACGGCGTGCCGGGCTACCTGTCGGCCATTCCGTCCGCGCTGCTGAATGAGTCGGCCACGCTGTTTCGCCGCAAGTATTACATTAACGGCAGTCATGCGGGTTTTATCATGTACATGACTGACCCGGCGCAGAGCCAGCAGGACGTTGACAACATCCGCAGCGCCATGAAAAGCGCAAAAGGCCCAGGCAACTTCCGCAACCTGTTTATGTACAGCCCGAACGGAAAGAAAGACGGCATTCAGATCATCCCGCTGTCAGAAGTGGCGGCAAAGGATGAGTTTCTGAATATCAAAAACGTGAGCCGTGATGACATGCTGGCCGTGCATCGCGTACCGCCGCAGTTGATGGGGATAATTCCGAACAATACAGGCGGGTTTGGTGATATTGAAAAAGCCAGCATGGTATTCGTACGAAATGAACTTATTCCACTACAAGAGCGCATTAAAGAATTGAATGTATGGATGGGAGAAGAAATAATATCTTTTAATAAATATGAACTATAGCGATGAAGACGCCCTAAGGCGTCTTCCATTATATACCAAACTTACTTAAACGCAGAGCATTAAGCTTGCTTTGAGAGGCAATTTTACGCAAAGCCTTCTCGACATTATTAATAATTTTTATTTGTCTACCAGAACTATTACTGGAACCTCGATACTTTAAACAAGCCGCAATATTCTGAGTTATATCTACCCCAGAAAGATTTATGAAATAATTATAAAAATCTTCTTCCGTAGCTTCTGACAAAACAATTTCATCTTCTTCCCTCCACCCACTTCGGTTTACCATTCTATCGACAACATCAGCAACACTCATTCTGGGGATGATTTTCTCGTAAACAATCTTAAATCTAGACTTTATCTTTTCATCAAAATCAGTGACCGAATTTTCAAAACTATTGACATTAAAAAGTTCAACCTCGCCCCCTCTGACGTCAATGTACTTATCAATTAGATAACAAGCTCTTTCGTCACCTAGTTCATTGAATAAACGCACTATGCTGTTCAAGTTACCCGGCGTCATTAAATTAATACCATTCAAAAATGACGCGTATAATTTTGTTTTTATTTCTGCTTCAGTCTTTGAGAAGTCGTGATGAAAATCATCCCAAGCGCTTTGATAATCTTTTAGACTCTTATCATTTAATGCTTTTTTATTAACATCCTGCACAGCTGCTTCGAACTCAAGCCTATCTATATATCCCTTCCTCACCAATTTAGCAAGTTGCTTATCCAGGCCATCAAAATTAGTAAAATTATAACTTAAAAGTATATTTCTCCAAAGCTTATGATTAGAACCGCCATCTTTTTTACCCATGAAAATATAATCTTTAACTTTCTCAATAAATTCTAGTGTTGGGATTTTCGTGTCGTTTTTCGAACTGTAATATGACCAGCAAAACAAAGTAGTAGACATTAGCAGTTGGCTTTTTATTTTCTCTTCTGCCTTTTCAAAAAAACCAAAAACCATATCAACATACTTCCTTATCTTTAGAAGAATTCTTATATTTATAATTTTTAATTCTGTAGTGTACTTTATTATTTCGTGATGATATGTTTTGCTACCATCGAAAGCTATGTTGGCACTTTCTTCCGGAGTCGGCGAGAAATCCAGCTCCATGTCCATTACTTTTTCTTTATGCTTTTCATAATCTTCTGTAGTTTCAGTGCCATCATTAAGAAGTAGTATAATCTTACACTTCTTTTTCTCTTTCAAATGTGAAACCAGACCCAGAACATCTTTTAGATCAAGACCAGCCCCTCTTCTTTCCAGGTCATCAATACAAATTAAAGTATTATTAATTGACATAAACGAGAAGGTTTCAACCGCAGGTGCTGCAGATTTTATAAAAGGTACATCCCTAAATTTTCTTAAGGATCCCCTACCCAGTTTTTCAAGCATATTGAACGCATTAGCACGGTATGTTTCAAAACTAGGCTCACCTCCGCCAGAGACATAATCAATTGAATTTTCAAATATTAAATTCTTAAGGTTTTCCATTGAGGACACACCAAATAATGAAACATAGGAATATCTTTTACAAGAAATCATTTTTTCCTTTCTTGCTTCAGCAAGATATCCCTCCCAAGCGTACGTTTTACCCACCCCCCACTCACCTTTAATTGCTACAACCGAAGGAGATGAGTCAGATATAAATTTCAGCAACTGCTCTCTAATTATTCTCAAAGCCATAATTACTCCATTTAAATACACACACCAGAAGTTGATAATTGCCAATACATATTTTAAACACTTACAACTACAGAAGGTTTCTCATCTTAAGATAATTTAAAAGCAAGATACACCGCTAATAATAGCCTAACCCTGCTCAATTCCAGCATGCCAAAATCACATTAATTATTATCAACCCAGCGACCCGCACGGGCTGAATCAATAAGCATCTGAATAGTTAAAATATGTTTTGGCTCTTCTCTGCTTTCAGGGAAGTACCTACTAAAATCAATCTCATTGGGTTTGATAGAAAACTTTTCCGCAAACTTTTCTAAAAGCTCATAGGCATCATTGGGATCCATACGAAAATCACCGTTTAACTCAGTTTGATGATTTAAAGGATGGCGCTTAAAAGTGAATAAGCTTTGCGCGTTATAATCTTCTACAAGCTCAAACACAGACTTTTCTATGACTTCTACCATATTTCATCACCACTAAGTGCAATCCTGTTGTAGCGTACCATCGACTCATAGCTAATCTGAGCCACATCGACTGCAAGTATAGCCCAACCAAATACCGGGACGGTGCGACCAACGAATGTGCCGAGCTTGTGAGTCATATATGTTCGAACAATGAAGGGATTACTTTTGTCCTGGATAAACGTAGGCAACCTCAATGGAAGCCTGTAATCCTGTAGTAACCTACGGGCAAACTTTGAGGCAACGCTAGTGTCTGGTTTAGCGCCACCCAACTTACCTCGCACCGGGATGGCATTATCTCCGGCATATATAGCAGCAGCAGCTATGACATCCTTTCCACCTGTAAAATGCTCGGTTGTTACATCAATCATAATCCAGAAGAAAAGCTCACCGGCTGAAAGATTAGCGAGGCCACCGTAGAAGTAGGTCCCGTTAAGCTGTTCCGTTGTATCCATACACACACTCCACCGTCACAAAATGATTAAACATTAACCACAACGGCTTACGATTTCTAGTGTGACACAGTATACCTCAACCTCATCCAGGCGAATGATATCCATTGGCCTCGCTTGACCTAACCCGATAGTAAATCGGACGGCAGCGGACTGAAAATTGGGATGCATTCTTATAGGCTAAACATGTTGGCGCGCGCTCGTAGCCCCGCCACGCCTGCCCGCTTTATGTAGTGGTTTTCATGCACCTGCATGACCTATGAAAAAGCCCACCAATATTGGCGGGCCAGAGGGTAAACGATCCTTTTGGGATCATGCGGATTCATGCAGCATAGACATGCACTCTCGCATCAGCGCTCAGAAAAGAGGGAAGGTATCACCGGATTCGATAACATTAGGCTTTGGCGGCGGCCTGCGTGCGTACCTGATCAGGTATTCCCAACCGTCCCAAAACTTTGTTGGGTGCGGCAGCGTGAATACAAAAACGCCATCAAACGTCTGCCCCAGCCAGTACCCGCCACCTTGTTCTTTGGCGCGCTGAAAGAAAATGAACTCACCTTCTTTGTAATGCTCAAGAACCTGGCCGTGATAGACAATCCGGTAAAAGCTGTCTTTTCCGCCCATATCCAGCCCTGCCCTTCTATTCAGATACTTCCATCAAACGGGCATATTCGTGACTTCTGACCTTTTTCATAAGCTCATCAGTCAGCTCAGACACCCATTGGATCGCCAGATTCTTTTCATCTTCACTACAATCACTTGATGCGACTAATTTCATAAATAAATCAATACGCTGTAACTTCAATGATTCAAAGAAATAATCCTGCATAACATTTTCTCCCTACAAACAACTGTACATAAACACAGTATATTAGAGGATTCTTAAAGTGAAATGTTTTTTTACTTTTATCCTTACTTTTTGTGCGCTTCGCTTTCTGCTTTAAGTAAGTTGGCTGCCTTTGCCCTTTCAGCGAGCCTGTTGAAACGGCTCAGTATTTCGTCTTTACGTGAAGTGTCAGCCTTGCTTTTGAATGGCCGCACTAAATCACCGTAACAGGTACTGCGGAACAGTTTTCCCGCAATTTCTGTCTGCGTACCGCCTATCAGTCGCACGGCCAGACCGCGACTGATGGTTTCGCCGCTTAAATCTCTGACCTGACCGATCACGTTGTCGCAAGCTGTCTCGATTTTGTCTGGCCGCCTCAGCACTAAGTGTTTTTTATCTGATTTTTCACCCCTCAGTCGGGCCAGCAGCCGTCGCCGTTCTTTACGGCTCATCCCTTTAAGGTCAATTTCTTCCACACTTTCCGGCGGGTTTGAATCCTCAGATCTCAAACGCCCCGTACAGTTATTGACAGAACTCCGAGAGGGCGCGGGCGCGCCCTGCAGGTCAAAACCAAAAACAACGGCACGTTTCGGAACAATCTTCCACTGTGCCAGACGGGTTAAAATCGGAGTGTCTGCGCCAACCTCAGTTGCGTAGACGCCCTTAATGCGCACGGTTTCCTCACCGTATTCATTCAGCTCATCGCCCGGCTGATACCACGTACGCACGGCCAGCTCATCACGACGCACGAACGGGCCGCCCTGCGCGTTAACGTATGCCGCCCAGTCGCCCACGTCTGCCGCGTCATGCGCAGCGGCAAACTCCACGCTGAGGCCGTGGGCGGTGTCGGTGTCATCCATGCGGCGCAACTCGCGGTAAACCGTGACCGGCGCACCGCCTACAAACTGAAACTGGCGGATGTGCCAGCGGGCCGCCCAGGCAGAAACGGCGGGGGCGGTTTCTTTCAGCTCTTTGCCGCTTTCGTCGTCCAGCTCGCCATCCAGCGCGTAGCCGTCGATATTCTTAGAGATATATTTAGCCACGTACCCCGTAGCGCTGCCTTTTTCCGGATCGATGGCCTCGGCATGAAAGCGCGCTTTACGGGCTTTATCCGTGGTCAGCTCGTTGCTGTCCTGCTGAAAGGCGTAGTCACGGATTGTCTGGCGAACCTGATCCGCATCTTCGGGACGCATAAACATCAGCATGTGCCAGTGTGGCGTTGCGTCGTGATGGGGTTCAGCAACGCGAATGCCAAAGATTCGAATGTCATCACGGTGCAGCTTTGCCCGGATGCGCTGCCACACGCTGCAGAGGTAACGCTGCGTGTCTGCCGGGCTGGCGCCATTCCACTTGCGGTTGCGATGGCCGGTTTTGATTGTGGCGTGATAGCGTGACGGCGCGGTCAGCGTATAAAACTCGCCAACATAGCCCAGCTCATTACAGATATTTTCAAAGCCACGGATGCGGGTCATCAGCTCACAGCGACGTATTGCCGGATTTGCCACGCTGCCGTCGTATTTTTCAATCAGGCTGATGCGGTTGCCTTCCTCGTCTTCCAGTTCCATACCCTTTAAAAACTCACGGGTGCGGCGTTTCTGCTCCCGCCATTCGGAAACCGTCATTCTACTGGCATACGGCGTGTGCTTTTTGCTGACGTTAGCCAAGGCAATCTGCAGGTGTTCCCGCCATGACGCAGCCACGCGGCGCAGTCGCCCCGTCCACCATTTCTCTGTCTGCATACGCAGCACGGCGGGCGTGACTTCTTCGGGATCAAAGAAACGGGACGTCACCTTATCCCACAGTGGCGGCGTCTGATTAAATTCACGGGTAATGGCCGCCGCTGTCATGTAGACGCGGTGCGTGTATTTATAATCTGACTCATCAGCTGCCTGCGCATGTGCCTATACCAGCTCGGCCAGAATGAAACTGGCAATATCACCGGCCAGCAAATCCACATCGGCACGCGACATATCAGCCAGGCGGTTAAAACGCTTCATCAGCTCCCACAGCTGGCCCCCGGCACGCGCTGCGCCAGTCTCTTTCGGGGCGTTCTGTGTTAGCAGGTTAAAAGTGCTGGCGTCCATAGTCTTAACCCGGTACTGCTCGTTAACGCATTCAACACGCGGCAATGTGCGCTCAACGAAAGTTTTCGTTAAGTACGCATTGGCGCGGGCAATGCCCTGTGATTTTTCCAGCTCGTTGACGCGACGCTTAACGTCAATCTGGATCAGCGTCGGCTGTTGCTCAAGCAGCTCCTGCGTAAGCACTAAAGCCGCAATCATCTGACTGCGGCTGTGCATTTCCTCATAGGTGGGATAAGGGCTGGCGATGGCTTCCCGTGGCGCATTCCACGGGTAGGCGTATTGCGTCATCACTCACAAACCCCGAGATAAACACTGTTACAAACGGATTTATTACCTGTAGTGGCAAACATATCGAACTGCCGCCCGCCTCGCGATGTGAGCGCCCAATCGCGATAAGCCTCTATTCCATGCGATTCGAGCGTTACGTTTGCCCCGTCAGTCTCGGCTTTCATTGGATCCATGCCAGAATGAAAAAAAGCGGCATTACCTCGACGTGAGCACTGCGCCACAATCCTTTCCCACTCGGCAACACGGCTTATCTCTTCTGGCCAGCGCGTAAATATCTGACCTAGTTCAGCTTTGTTCACATTAACGCAGGGCATACACCCAACGCGGCTGCATTCCTGTTCATAAAGGGGATTAGGTTTAATACCGTGGCGCTTAGCCAGAGCAAATACGTCCTCATGCGTCAAACCGAGAACAGGACGATAAATTGAAAGCTTTGGACCAATATCAAAACCTTCTTCCCACTCAGCTAGCGCCGCACGTTCTGATGACTCTTGCGCCCTTACACCCTGCCAGGTGATAACGCGCTTACCTTCGGCAATGAGTTTATCGACAACCTGTTCCTGCATAGGGATCTGCTTAAGCTCAAATGAGCAGAACTTGCGGCGTGTTGACGGAAAGGTCCCTTTCCAGATGCATAAATCCAAAAATGGGATGCCAGTTGGTTTCAGTGCTTTCAGGGCACGTGCGACAATCGCTAATGCTTCGGCCTCGCTATACCCTAAGTCACGTGTAAGAGTGGTCGGCCATTTGTCTCTGACAAAGGTCCGCTTATCTGTAATGCGTTGTGTAAAGTCGGCCTTGACGCGCTTTACCTTGCCTAACCGGGATTCCAGATATTTCAAATACTCGACTGTCTGCGGGTGTTCATGACCGGTGTCAGCGTGCGCAGCCTCAAACTCAACACCAGATTCGATAGCACGAAGCCAGGCGGCAAGGCTATCTTTACCGCCGGATACCGTTACAAGATTTATTACGTTCTTACCAAAGCAGCGTTTATCGATCATGCGATCACCTCCGAAGATGCTGCAGGGTCAAAACCAATCCAGACAGCAGGACGGCGAACCGCGATAATTTCTGCTGCGCTTTTCCCGTCACCGGCAGCTACGCCAACCGCGCGGGCCGTTCTTACACTTGTTAGCTCGTAGGCATTAAAAAGCGCGCGTGTAAAGTCGGTATCGCTGTTTGAAGCGATGACCGGGCAGTGCTCTGACACGCTGGTCAACATGCTGGCTAAGTCCTGCTGCGCGCCCTTATCAAATCCGCCTGCGTGGTAGTCGCTAAACGTACCGTCATAAGGCGGATCGCAATAAACGACGTCGCCGGTCTGAATCATGCTCAGTGTTTCGCGGAAATCAGCGCAGATAAACGTTGCACGGTGGGCTTTGGCTGCGAACGTTTCTATTTCTTCCCGGGGGAAATAGGGTTCAGAATAGTTTCCGTAAGGGATATTAAATTCACTCTTACGGTTGTAACGGCAAAGGCCACGGTAGCCGTGGCGGTTCAGGTAGAGGAAATGTACGGCGCGCTCAAGCAGAGGTAAAGCCGGATCATGATTAAACGCTTCGCGGATGCGGTAATAATCCTCTGCCGCTTTGTTTTGGGTGAACAGGCTCATCGCCACCACAATAAACGGGCGCGTGTGTTCTTTAATCTGGCGATAAAGGTTAATCAGGTCAGGATTAACGTCAGCCACTAAATAGGCAGGGTAATCCGTTGCCATCATTACCGCGCAGGAACCGGCGAACGGCTCAACGAGGCGCTGCCCCTGCGGCAGATGATTAAGCAGCTCGGGCATGAGGCGGGTTTTGTTGCCCGCCCACTTGAGGATCGTACTCATACAGCACCGCCTTTATAGTGGGCGCTTTTCAGCTCGACGATTTCCTGACAGGCGCCGCAGTGAGTAACACCCTGTACCGCGCGGCGACGGGCATCCGGTATCGCCTCATCGCAGCCCAGACAAAAGAACTCACCAGCCCCGACAGGCTGGTGACGTGCGTTAGCGAGATTGCGCTGCAGTTCTTCCTCAACGCGCGCCTGGACTAAATCCATTGAATCGGCCATTAGTGCAGCTCCCGTGCCTGATGCTCAAAACGCTCTGCCTCTTTATCCAGCAGCTCAATGATTTCCGGCGCTGTCATTTCGTGCTTGCGGGCATGGATGACCAGCGCCGCAATGCGGACTGACACGGCAAGAGCATCATCGCTGCGCTGTTCTGTTTTGGCCTTGCTCAGCAGTGAATTAAGCGTGTCTGCGTCGGCTTCAAAATTACGGATTTCGGTATTTCTCATTGTTCAGTTCTCCAGATTCAAGGCAAAAGGATGCCCGGCGGGTTTACGCCATTAATTTTTTGAGTCTTATTTACTCAGGTAAAAAACAGTCTGCGGTAGAAAACTGTCGGGGTAATATTTTTCCCCAGCGAGCCATTTTATTCATTGCCATGATGATTAATTCGCGGCGATATTCGTCGAAATATTCAAACGGCTTTCCGATTTCCTCCTGCGAAAAGGTTTTAGGATTTTCGCGGTTAGCCAGGGTTAACACGCAAAATTTAAACTCGTCATTCTGACGATTGAAATAACGCAGCGACGGGTTAGCGTTATTGTCGCGCTGCTGCCGCCAGCTTTTCCTAAACTCATCAAACGACATTTTGTTAACAGCATCAGCACGATTGCCCGTTGAATGAGTTCTGGCAAAAGATGCCAGGCCTTGCTGTGCGGTTGTGTTTCCTGTTACTCGCTGCATGTTACCCCCTGAATAAACGCGCCATAAAACCGGCGGGTTTGCGTTTGCTGGTCAGCCCCTGCAGCAGTTGCTTTTGGCTGTTGCACGGATGCCAGGGTTTGCCGTTCTCACCCATGATCCAGCCGTTGCCGTAGGCTACCGACGGGTTTTGACGCTTAAGACGTGATGCAAGTGAAATCATTATCAGTCCCTCAGCTCAGGCCAATAGATGCGCCGAGGCCGCTTATAGCGTCTACGGTTGATGCCATAGTGGGATTGGAATGGATGCGGGCCTGCACTGCTATAGCTGCGAGGCTAAGGCATCGAATGCCGGTATTAACGCTTTGCATCAGGCTGCGGCGGCATGACGTGCTTAAGACATCCTGACGCATTGCACCAGCTGCCAGTTGCCCCACTTCTGCTGTTGCCTTCAACACATAGGCTGATAGCTTTTCTTCAGCGTGTTCGTTCACCGGTACACAAGGCAGACACTGTAGCTGTGCCAGCGCGCCATCCATCAAAGTTGCATCTTCGGTCAGGTCAGTGAGCAAAAGCATTTCCGCAACGTTTAACTGGTGCGGCTGCTCAGGGTTTAGTTTGTTGCGCAGGGTCTGTACGTTCATGCCTGCAGCCAGTGCCAGTTCTTTCATATTGTGAGACAGGGCGAATCTACGGCAGGCCTCGTCAAAGTGGAGATGTGTGGACACACGAAAATCAAACATGATCAATCCCTTTCAATATCCCAATATGGATACTTCAACCCTGCATTGTGATTTCGCAGCCAGAAGCGGCTTCGATAGTGAGAGCAACCATGTTGATTTCGATAAGCCCGTTTAAGCCCTCCTTCTTCCTAATGGGTAAACGGTTCTCGCGGTACATCTGGCGAACGGTGCCTTCCTTGTAACCAGTGCGACGGCAAAACTCTTCGACAGTAATGTAGGGTTCTGAAATCACGAGATTGATTGAAGGGCGCATTGAAAGTTTACGGGTCATGATGCACTATCCTCTGTTGAGTTCTAGCCAACTCTATTTATCTCTATTAAACAGATCTCGTTACGACGAGTGAATATTAGGATCTCAAATTGGAAAGGTCAACGAAAGATTTTACGAGTCGTAAATCCCCAATTCTACCAGAGGGGGGGAAAGATCCCGTTGAACGCATAGTTAAGGCATATGGGCTTTCATCAAGACAAGCGTTATGTCGTCACCTCAACGTATCTCAGAGCACTATGGCTAACCGTATAATGCGCGGGAACTTTCCTGCTGATTGGGTGCTAATTTGCTCCATGGAAACAGGTGCCTCTTTGGAATGGCTAACTTACGGCACAGGCAATCCAAACATCACAGACCAAGATAATACGTCTACAAAAATCGAGCTAAAAAAAATCTCAAATGGGATTTTTTCATCATCCAATTGGGTTGAATATGATGCTCAGCTCTTACCAAGTGATGTTAAAGCCCCTTTATTAGTAAATTTCGAGAAGCAGAATTACCTGGTTGATATGACCGCCGCAGAGATCACCGACGGACTGTGGCTCATCGAGATTGATAATCTCATTAGCGTTAAAGAGTTGTATCGTTTTCCCGGCGGCCGTATTCGCGTTGAGAATGGAAAAGCCTCTTTCGAATGCAAAGCAGACGACATCAAGGTTTTAGGCAAAGTTGTTGCCCGCACTGAGTACCTTTAAAGGCACGGCATGGCGATTAACAAATTACCCAATGGGAAGTGGCAAGTACAAGTTTTCCCAAATGGCCGAAACGGCAAAAGGATTCGCCGCCAGTTTGCAACGAAGGGCGAAGCACAATCCTACGAGAAGTTCGTAAAAGAACAGGCTCAAGATAAGCCCTGGCTGGGAGAAAAAGCAGATAAGCGGCGGCTAATTGAGTTGGTTGAATTGTGGTTCAACACGCACGGCATCACGTTGGCGGACGGCGAGAAGCGACGAACCACTATGGCGTTCGCATGCGAGGTGATGGGGAATCCACTCGCAACCGAGTTTAACGCGAAAATTTTTGCGTCTTATCGTGAACAGCGATTAAGCGGCAAAATTACTCGCTCCAACCGAGTAAAGACAGTTACACCTCGCACAGTAAATTTAGAGCTGGCGTATTTCAGAGCAATGTTTAATGAGTTACGTCGGTTAGATGAATGGACCGCGCCTAATCCGCTTGAGAACGTACGCGAGTTTAAGATCAGTGAATCAGAGATGGCGTATCTCACCATTGAGGAAATCAGAACCCTTCTCACTGAGTGTGAAAAGAGCCGTTCTAAGGATCTGACTACCATTGTGAAAATCTGCCTTGCAACTGGCGCACGATGGAGTGAAGCCGAAGGTTTGAAGGGAAACCAAATCCGGGCCGGTCAGATCATCTTTGTAAAAACTAAAGGCAAGAAAAACCGAGCGGTGCCAATAACTGAAAAACTACAGGCTGAACTACCATCGAGCAGGAAAGCGCTGCCACTTTTTAAACCTTGCTATTCAGCTTTTAGAAAAGCAATGCAGCGGGCCGGTATTGAAACTCCTGCAGGGCAACTGACACACGTTCTGCGTCACACATTCGCCTCGCACTTCATGATGAACGGAGGCAATATACTTGTACTACAGAGAATATTAGGGCACACAGATATTAAAGTGACGATGCGTTATGCGCACTTTGCTCCGGACCATCTGTCGGAGGCAATATTGTTCAACCCGCTAAGTAGTATACAAAAAGGCTAATCAGGTGATTAATTTTCATTTTTTAATTTCATTTAGGAGAATACCATGTTAGATGTTGTTTTTGGCAAAAAGAGCAATCCTGTTGCTGTTGACGAGTTAGTCCAGTGTCTTTCTAAAATGGAGGCTGAAGGTACTCTTTATATAGGCTACCCCATGTTTGAATCTGGAAATGAAGCAGTACTTACAGACGCGATGCTTATTAGTCGAGAACACGGCGTTGTTATTTTTGATTTGAAGAATTTCAACGAAAGTGATATTGAAACCATCTTAAATTACCAAGACGAATTATATCGCGGCGTTTTCCAAAAATTTCTTTCTCAAAAGGAATTATTAAACAGAAGAGAACTTGCTTTTAAAATAAATGTAATAAGCATCAGAAGCAACGATGAAAGTGATGACTCCTTCTCAACGATTGATTCTCTAATAGATAAAATATCAACGTTTAATGAAATTAGCTTGCCGATTTTTAAACAAATAAATGCTACGATTCAAAAAACAGATGTTTTAAAACCAGCAAAAAAAAGAAGTAACGTCACACGTGAAGATTCATATGGCGGCGTAATGAAGAAAATCGAGAAGGAAATTGCTAACCTCGATGCATGGCAGAAAAAAGCGGCAATTGAAAGCCCTGACAAACCGCAAAGAATTAGAGGCCTTGCAGGCTCTGGAAAAACTATAATTTTAGCAATGAAAGCAGCATATTTACATGCTTTCGAAGAAAATAAAAGAATAGTTGTGACTTTTCATAGTAGAACACTTTACCAACAATTTAAAAGGCTTATTGAAAAATTTTACTTCGATCATAAAAAGGATGAACCTGATTATTCTTTTTTGACAATACAGCATTCATGGGGAGGTGTGGAACAAGGTGTATACTCAGAAATTTGTAAACATATAGGCTATGCATCGATGAGTTGGTCTGCAGCTGAAACAAAGTATGGCAGAGATGATGCATTTAAAGGAATCTGTAAAGAACTATTGGATTTTATTGGAGATAAAAAATTAGAGCCAATTTATGATTATGTTTTAATCGATGAAGCCCAAGATTTTCCAGAAGAATTTTTCAAGCTGATTTATATGCTCACCAAAGAACCAACCAGAGTAGTTTGGGCATATGATGAACTACAAAATTTAGGAGAGTATAAAATGTTACCTCCTGAAAAATTGTTTGGCACAGACCAAAATTCAATACCACTCGTAACATTACAAAATGCAAAAGATAAGCCTCAGCAAGATGTATTATTGCCAATTTGTTATCGAAACCCGCCGTGGACACTTACTTTAGCATTAAGTTTTGGACTAGGGATCTATCGTCAAGATGGTTTGGTCAAGATGTTTAGAGAGCCTTCATTTTGGAATAATATAGGATTTGAGACCGTTGGTGGAAGTTTGAGCCTTGGTTCTGGAGTTACATTACAAAGAGCTCGAGACAGAACCCCTGACTTCTTCTATGACCTTATAGACCCTGATAATGCAATAATTGTTAATAAATATAACTCTAATGAAGAGCAGGCTAAATGGGTTGCTAATCAAATCAAGGAAAACTTGGAAAGCCAAGAGCTTGATTCAAGCGATATCTTAGTGATATATCCAGTTCCATATACAATGCCTAAACAATCAGCACATTTAATCTATGAATTAAGAAAATTAAACATCAACTGCCATATTGTCGGAAAGGATACGAGTAGAGATGTTATTTTCAAAGAAAATTCAATTGCTATTACACACATTCATAGAGCTAAAGGTAATGAAGCTGCGATGGTCTATGTAATGAATTCACAATTTTACCAAGGTGGATTTGAACTTGGTAAGAAAAGGAATTCATTATTTACTGCGATAACAAGAACTAAAGCGTGGTTACGTGTGTGTGGAGTGGGAGAAGGCATGGATGTTCTAATTAATGAATACAACAAGGTTCTTGAAAATAACTTTAGGTTATCTTTTGAATATCCTCAGGCTGATAAGATGGATGCAATGGATAACACTTACGGAGATAAAAGTGAAGAACAGCGCAATGAATTAGCATCTGGCTTTGAACAAATAAAAAGAATAAAGATAATGTTAAATAGCGGAGAATTAACACTTGATGATGTCCCCGAAGATATCAGAAGTTTTTTTGGGGAGTAAGTATAATGATAAAACCTGAAGCCATGGTCAGCCACTTGAATAATTGTGCTTTGAGTGGGATAAATCCGGCCTTACCCTGGGCTCTAATCGTTCTTGTATACGCCAAATGAAAAGTGGTAAAACACTAGTGAGTTGGGATAGCGAAAATATTGTTTTAAAAGACAATGAATTTTCAAGCCTCGAAGAATACATCACGCTCCTATCATGTTCACAATATACTCTCGTATTATTTGATGGTTCATTAATTCAAATTTCATATACATTTGATAGAAATGGGATAGCTGGGCATAGATTATGTTGGTACCCATCTCCATTAGATATTTCCGGAACACAAGAAATTGATGATATAATAATAAAGTTACATCATATCATGAGCGATAACAGTAACGTTTTGGAAGATCACATTACTAACCCTCAAGCAAGCCATCCCATCAATCTAAAAGGAATCTACAATAGAAGTCCGCTACGTTTTGATTTTTCAGTTATGCCTGATGATAAAAAAGACAACCATCCTGATGTACATTTACATATTAGTAACGAAAACTGTAGAATCCCTGTTAAAACGCCGCTTTGTATAAGAATGTTTATGCAATTCATTATAGGGAATTTTTACCAAAATATTCCTCTTGAGGGTTCGCTCGTTAACGGCCTGCCAAGCTGGGAAAGTAATGACATGTTGACTGCACACCATAAAGGAAAAATTCACTTCAACTACATTCGTTAAAACACTTTGCACACAACACAGTAAAATCATAGGGATATTTATTACGGCTAAAAAATTAGTACTATGAAAAGCGATATTATTCATCACACCTAATTTTACATCGATGCCGTATGAATTTTTTGTGCTAAAGCATGGTTGATAAGTGGCAACAAAGTGGCAGCAGAGTGTAACGCTATGTGCCACTTTTCATCACTATTCGGCCTCAAGAAAACATAAAAATCAGTAAGTTACTGATTTTTATCCCTTCGATTTGGGACTCATAATCGCTTGCTCACTGCCTTAAGTCTAACGAAAACGAAGCTTTCGAGGTTAGCCCAAATTTCAAAATGATTTGCTGAGGTAACATACAATTTTTTTCGCTTACATCGATAAATAGGTTGCAGAAAAAGACGATATTACTTTGGGAAATTTAAAAATGGTAGATATAAATTCTGTGTTTAAAATTAAACCCACTTACTGTATCTTACATAAAGATAAGCAACGATACCGACCCAGGCAACCACAAACCCCATTGGGTAAAATGGAACGAATCGCACAATAAAATAAGCACCAACAACACTGACTATAATCGGTACAAGATAGAAAAAAGATTGAAGTAACCATAAAATAAAAAGCTTCATTTACTCACAACTCCATCAAAGCCTCAGCTATTTTATCAAACTTGTAATGGCCACATTAAAAAATTCACAATAGTGAAATTTAGCTTTTTTTCATTTACCACACATATAATTAACTCAATATTTCACGTACAAACTCACCCCTCCGGCTCAATCCCCCTTGCCTTTAACGCCTCTCTCGCCAGGTTCTTCAGCCAGCTTGCCAGACTAATTCCTTCTTCAGCTGCAACCGCATCGAGCTGTTTTTTCAAGGCGGGATCAATGCGCATTTGAAATTGTGGGGACTTGCCTCCACCTTTTGGTTTTTTTTCACGCATTATAATTGACATGTACTGACCTATTCCCTCATTTTAATCCTTTAAAAGACCACACTAACATGAGGCCTTTTATGAGAGCAACGCCCCGGCAGTGATGCAACACATACCGGAGCGTCTGACCACAACGTTCACTCTAAAGGAAACAACGCTATGGCTAATACCAATAGTAACACAACCACTCATTATGAAATCGTGGACATTCAGCCAGTTATCGAACCGGCAGTATCAACCCTTTTGAAACACCGCTCGGCACGACGCACGATCTCTTTCAGGTGCTGGAGGCATGTAGCCACTATGTCGATGCCCTGGTGGAATGTCACGATATCACCGCTCGTATGGCACTATGCGGCCGTCTGCTCGCTGCACTGGAAGTCTTGAAAGTTCTGTTAGACAAGCCACTGCCAGAACACCTGATTAAACGCCTCACGCTGGAGAAAGGTAATGACAAAGCCTGTCGCAGCGGTTGTTCGATAGATTCGGAAGAGATGCGGCAATATTGCAGCGCATTGACGTTAGTGTTGCTGAATCAGCCGGCTTCTACAGACTTGCAGAAACACATCACCGGTTTGTTATTCCAGATGATTAACATCATGACTGATGACTTAACCGCGCCGCGTTTTGTGCAAACAGCGTCGGGGCTGGTGATGATCGATAGCAAACTTACAGATAGCGTTCATTAATTCCGGCCCTTTCCCTTCTTCCCTTTGGAAGAAGGGAATTCGCATACCGAATTCAAATCCCAGCGCGGACTTACTCTTAGTACCAAAATACTTTATCACCCCTGCGTTTTCTTCTGCCGAAAATCGCCACGCTTTTTCTCTCTTCACCGGAAGCCTGTTTTGCCTGACTCATATCAGTAAAATCTTTTTATTCCGTACAGTAATTGCCAGTGTCCCCAAGGGCCCCGCGGCCCTCACCACCGTACAGTTATTAACAGCACTCCAAGGGCCCCGCGGCCCTCACCACCGTACAGTTATTAACAGCACTCCCAGAGGCCGCTTTCGCGCCCTTGAACGTCAACGGCTCGCTGGCCTTCAGCCTGATCTCCCAGCGATCCCATCCAGGCCGCAGCCATAAAAAAACCCGCTTTCGCGGGTTGGGCTTACAACAGCTGCGGTGACGGGTTATTGCTGCCTTTCGCCATCACCGGCACGGTATTAATCTGCGCCGGTTCGACGATAATCCCGGATACGCTCTCCAGGGTTTTAAAGGTACAACTGCAGTTAATGTTCTGGCACTGGTGATAACGTTCTTTCGTCTCTTTCGAAACGTAACGGCTGCTTTTCGTATGGGCGGCGGTCTGACATTTTGGGCAATGCATCATAGTTGTTCTCCTCTCTGGCATAGTGCAACATTAGCCAAAGGCTAAACAAAAAGCAACGATAATTAGACTAAATCTAACCACCTTGCTTTTCAACTAAGATGTATTCCACGTTTTCGGTCATCAACTCCAGGTTCAACTGGGTGGTAAAGCCACTTTTATCGAGGGTATGCACGATATTGGTAATCAGCCATTTTTGATTATCGATGACCGATTTAAAACCTTGAGCTTTGACCGGCGTTTCAGGAATCAACTCCGCAGCACCCAGCGCCAGTAGGATCTTCAGCGTAGCCCGGTTGCGTTGCAGTTCCTGCCACTTTGCCTTAGCCGCCTCCTCTGCTTCCTCCTGGCTACTGAAGTGCGTATTCAGTACATACAGCTTCTTATTGCTGCCAAAAACATAGGTTTTTCCCGGGTCTTGTTGCCCGATAGTGGGGATATTTTGGGCCGCGGGATGGACAGGGTTCACCGCCGGTGTTGCTGGCGGTATCGTGTTGACGGTTACCCCTTTCTGCTGCGCCTTTTTCTGATCGTACCATTTTGCTTCTACGCCACTGTAATCGTCGCGCTTAAACAATTTGTACTCATACTTATCGCCATCCTGTCGGTTCAGATTCAGGAGTGAAATCGGCTTTCCGCTCACGGTCACGCCCTGCCCGGGGGCAAAGAACTGCAGCATTTCTTTTTTAATTGTCGCCACCGCGCCAACCAGCATAGCCAGACGAGTAATAAATGTGCCGTCCGTTTCCTGCGTTTGATCGAGATGCTTAATCTTTTTCTTAGCTATCTCCTGCGAAACTTTCCACTTGAGGTTGTTACGTTTCGCGATTTTCTCCACGGCCTCGCCAACCGTCATGTCTGGATATGAATCAGTGATTTTAACATCGAGCGAACCGCTAAAATCGGCGCTTCGGGCGACCACCGTTATCGTGTCCGGCGCGCCCTGGTAGGTGACCTCATCAATGAGGTAGATGCCTTTATTTGCAAGCGGCTGTCCTTTCCAGCCAATCTCCAGGGCGACTTTTGCGCCAAAAGGCGGCATGACCAACTGGCCGTCGCTGTCGTCCAGCGTCAGCTCCAGTTGATCGGCCTGCAAGCCACGGTTATCCGTTAACTTCAGAGAAATCAGCCGTGGGCGAATATCTTCCGTTTTATCCTTCGTCTCAATTTTGATATTGAAGTCCGGCGTAGGCGCAACGCGCAGAGGCACCGGAATCGGGGCGATATCGCTCATCTCAGCGCCCTCCGCTCAGCGCAGAGGTAACGCTGTTGATGACAGAACCCACCCGTTGCGCTGCGTCACTGGCCCTGTTTTGCAGTTCTTCCGCCTGCCTTTTTAAGTCGCCGAACATGCTGGTCAATGAATCATCTACCCGCAACAGGTTGAGGGTAAAGCCTATCTTGCGCGCGCTGCCGTCGCTGTAAAATTCCGTATGCGTGGCCGAGAAATCTGTGACGACAAACATGCCGTAAATAATGCCATTGCCGCCAATCAGCGGCCACGCCAGGCCTTCATCGGCCATCGCCTTCAGTGCCAGCAGCGTGACATTGCCGCCGGTGATTTCAGGCCGGAGCTCGCCAGACAGGGTGATTTTATCGTCACCGGCACCCAAAAACTGGGTCGACTCACGTCGCCCTACGCGGCTGTTTTTTGCCCAGCGATAGCCCACGTCATGCTTCAGATTGTCGAAGGGAAGGGTTTGCCGTACAAACGGCATCATGCCTAATATCATCATCATGGTGAATTAATCCCTGCTAAACATGGAGTTATAGCTGCTATCAGCCGTGGACCACGGCGATGCCGTGGAATACTGTGCAACGGCCTGTCCGATCGACTGGGGGTCTCCTGTCGCATAGATGTTGTTGGTTACGGTGTGCTGACGGTTATCCACGTTTGAATTGTTAACCGAGGGCAAAGGCTGATTGAGCGTGCTGTTAAGGCTGGCGCGCGATGCGGCCGGACGGGCATCCGCGTTATCCTCATCCTCGTCGTCCTGCTCGCGCATTTTGGGCGGTGGCAGCTTGTCTTTCACCTTGTCAGATTTCTCATCGATGATGCCAAGTTTGCCCAGAACCCAGTCAATGCCGCCCCGCAGTTGGTTAAGGGCTTCACCAGGTAATTTCAGCGCTGTCGCCAGCATGTTGCCGAAGCGCTGTCCCATCTCCCCTGCTGAAGCCAGTTCCTGCTGAGAAAACTTCACGGGTTCCAGCAGCTTCGAGAACCAGGCGCCCAGCTCGGACACTTTGTTACTGAACCAGTCAAATACCGGCTTCAGCGGCGCGAACGCGTCGCTTATCGGCCCCATCGCCGCGCTGAAACCTTCAGCAACGCCGCTGATAAAAGCGCTAATCGGTTCCCAGTACTGGTAAACCAACATGGCACCCGCCGCGATAGCCGCGCCAAGCAAGACCACCGGTAGCGTAATCGCCCCCAGCGTGGCCGTAATCGCGCCACCGATGATGGCAAACGCGCTGCCCAGCAGCTCCACACCCGCCATGATAGTACTCAGCCCGCTAATGACGGGCCAGGCAATGTTCCCCACGCTGGCCAGGGAATCCACCAACGTCAGCCCACCGGCCGCCAGCGTCAGCAGGCTGTCCGAGAGCTGAGGATTGATATTCATGACGCCGGTCAGTACGGACTGTACGGACAAGCCATCCTGAGTGATAGCCTGCAGGCTGGTATCAACCGACGCGTCTGCGGCTGGCGGCTGGGCAGCGGGCGCCTGAGACAGCTGATCCAGTCGGCCACTTGCTGCGCCCTTCATCAGCACTGCGGCAGGGGCCGCGCCCTGTTCACCAAAAATGGCCTGCAGATAAGCGGCTTGTTGGGCTGCGTCGAGTTTATTTTTCTCAAATGCCGCCTGTACCTGACCGAGCACCGCGAAAATGGGCTGGTTGTTGCCCTGGTCGTCAGCGGTTTGCACATTCAACGCTTTCAGAGCGCTGTCTGCGCTGGCGTCCGGTGCCTGAACATGTGTCAACATGGCGCTGACGCCAGCACCGGCCTGGCTGCCCGTCATGCCGTTTTCCGCCAGCACGCCCATCATGGCCGCGGTCTGACCGACGCTTACACCAGCGTCCTTCGCGGCTGGCCCTACGGCGACCATCGCCGTCTTAAGCGCGGTAAAATCGGTGGTTTTATTGGCAAAGGTCGATGAGAGCACGTCGCCTAACTGACCAACCTGGTCATCTGCAATGCCGAACGCGTTTTTAATATTGAGCACCAAAGACGCGCTTTCTTGCATGCTACGTTGCGTCGCGTTTGCAAGGTTAGCCACTGCCGGTGCTGCAGCTTTTGCCTCACCCGATGAGCCACCCGATTGCGTAATCGCCGCGCGGGCTTGCACAATCTCATTTGCAGGTGACAGGTAATCAATGACTTTTCGGCCCTTCTCAACAAAGTCTTTGGCCTTCGAACTGGCACTTTGCACGTTATCTGCCAGCGCCATGCCGGCACGGTAGCGATCGCGTATGCGGTTGAGCTTGTCCTGACGTTGATTCAGCCGATCCATGGACTGACCCTGCGCATTGAGGGTGGATGTCGTCTGCTCGGCTTGTTGGTTCAGCTTCCGGCGCTCACTGCTCAACCGGCGCGTGGAAATCCCGGCGTCATTCAGCGCCTGGCGTTGCTCCTGTACCGACTGACGCAGCTGAATATTTTTTTGCTGCAGCGCGTTAGCCGACTGACGCAGCTTATCCAGCGCCTGCGTTTGTTCCGCGGTGGGGTTTTGGGTGTTTTTAAGTTGAATGGCGAGTGCTGCCGCTTCTGCCCGGGTATTTTTGAGATTTTGTTGGGTCAGCGTCAGCTCTTTGCGCGTCGCACGGAACCCTTCAATCTGCGCGGATTTAGCGTTGAGCGCATCCAGGTGGTCCTGCGTTTCCTGGATATCCGCAGACAGTTTTTCTGTTTCTTTACGCACGGCACTGAACGGGCGCGTCGCCCGATCAACCGCTTCCAGCAGCACTTGCAGCTTGAGCGTGTTACTCATCTGAGGTTACTCCACTGCGGATCATCACTCTATGCCGCCAGTCGAGTAACTCTTCCAGCGACATGGGATACATTTCTGAGGGGGGCCAGTGAAAAACGCTGGCAATATCGGCCATCAGATCATTGACCGTCATATCGCGGGGCCAGCTTACGTGGCCGATTTCGCTGACAAAAAACCAATCACCTTGCCGCCCAGGGCAATCAGGTCAACCGGGTCCAGCGCATTGCATTCCGCTTTGGTCAGCGAAGGCATCGTGATGCGAGGCAGCACCATCAACAGCGCATCCACATCGGACGAGGCCAGCTCGGCCAGTCGTACACCGCGCAGCGCGCCGGCGTTCGGTTTGACCAGTTCGACCTGGGCGATCACTACATCACCGCGTGAAATCGGGCTTTCCAGCACCACCAGGTTGTCTTTCTGTTCCGGCTTATCCAGCTGTTCCATTTTTTCTCCATCTCAATCAAGAGGGGCCAGCGCAGAACGCGCTGGCCTTTGTTATTACACCAGGCCGAGATTTTTACGGCGCTGTTCCAGACGATCGACGCCGTTGACCTTCTCCACCATGTTGACGGTGTCGATTTCAATCAGCTCTTTGCCATTCCAGGTCAGTTTGAAATAGGTATTTTTGCTGGTGACTTTGGTTTCGGCGTTTTCACCCTGCTTGGCTTCACCGAAGTCAAACGCCTGGTGCTTACCGCGCACTTCAATTTCAACGGCAATCTCTTCGCCGGTGTCATCGCGCTGATAAGAACCGGTAAAACGTAACGGAACGTTGGCCGTTGCGCCCCACTGGCTGAGTACCAGCTCATCCATACCGCCCAGCGTCCACTCCATATCGAGCGCCGCATCGTCCAGGCCGTTATCGATAAACGCGGCGCCGTTCATGCCGCCTGCGCGATAGGTATCCAGCTTGCGTGACAGCTTCGGCAACGTAACGGCGGTTACAATGCCCTGATAGCTGTTTGAATCATTAAAGAGGTTTAACCCCTTGAGTTTACGTGGCAGTGCCATTTATCCGGCTCCTTAGCTGTTTACGGATGCGGCGAAGTTCGCCAGATAGGTATCAGTGATGCGCTGACGCAGCGTCAGATCTTCCAGCGGGGGCACCGGCGTGTAGTCGTAATCGATAAACAGTTTGCCCGCCTTCAGGCTCTCTTTATCGTTCGCACTTTCGTCGTACCAGCAGTTCGCACCCAGCAGATAACCAGCGCTGACCAGTTCACGGAACTTCGCGTTGATGCCGGCGATGATTTCGCGTACCAGCACTGGCGTCAGCGGTTTATCGTTGGCCCACATGTGCGCTTCCGCCATGGTATCGGCCAGCACCTGCGCTGAACGGGTGTAGTTCTCAAACGCGAAAAGCGGATCGTCGCTACAGGTGCGGTTGCCCCAGAAACGGAAGCCGTCTTTGCGGATTAGCGTGGTGACGCACTTCTCATTCAGCAAATCGGCATCGGTGCCGGTCTGTTGCAGATCCCAGAAAACGTCTGCAGAGATGCCGGTTACGCCATTGACGCCCACGTTGGACAGGGTTTTATGCCAGCCCGTATCGTTGTCAATTTTGGCGCGCAGGCCCAGCGCACGTGCGGTGGCATAAGCCATTTCAGATTTGCTGGTCGCGGTATTCCAGGCAATAAAGTCTGGCCAGATGACCATCAGCTCACGCTGGCTGAAGTTTTCGCGGTACTTCATGGCATCAGAGATGGTTTTGCTGTTCCAGGCGGACACGTAAGCAAAGCCACGCAGCTGCTGTGCAATGCTGGCCAGCGCGGTCGCCACTTCCAGCGAATCCAGCCCTGGCACGCCCAGAATACGTGGCTTAACACCCAGCTGAGTTTGCGCGCTGAGCAGCGCCTTCATGCCGGTGTATTTACCGTTCGCGTCTGTCGAGCCAATCAGGTTAGAGGTGGTTTCCGCCTGACTCGCGCCTTCTGCTACGCGAACCACGACAGTCACTGGCTTCGCCTGGTCAGCAATCGCCTGCAGCGCGGCCGCCAGGGTGCCCTGGGTACCGGCTTTGCCGATGGCTGCCTGCACGTTGGTCAGCAGAACAGGTGTGTTAAGAGGGAACGCCGTTGCATCAGCATCTTCTGCGGTGCAGATCATGCCAACAATGGCGGTTGAAACAGTCGAGATGGTGCGTGTGCCGTCATTAATTTCGATGACGCGGACACCGTGATGAAAATCAGACATCTGTAGCACTCCGTGTTGAGGGTGTGCTCAGAGTGTCAGGTCAGCAGAAAGGATGCATGCGATTGCGGTTTGCTGGCGCGTGGCTAAACAGCGGCGATAATTTACAGGGTAACGGGGCTGTCAAAAGCCTTACTCCAGAGCCGGATATCCACGTTTTGACGCAGCCCCTCTTGCCATAACGGGTCCTGCTTCAGGAGGGTTTCAACGGCTTCTTTGGATGCGGCTTCCACAATCCATAACGCACCATCGGGATGGGCCGTGGCATGCTCTCTGAGGGAGCCCGCAATCAGTACGCCTGACCTGACGCTTTCCAGCCACTGTAGATGAGCGTCCATATAGATTTTACGGATATCAGCCCGGTCGGCACGATCGTAAAAACGCACGGCAAATAACATCGCTTATTCCTGTTAGTTACTACTGTGATCGGTGGGTTTAGCGGCGTTGACTGGAAGATAGCGATACAGGGTTTTGACAGAAATATCCAGCACCAGTGCCACCTGGTAACGTGTGGCGCCGTTCGTCAGCATTCTTTTTGCCCGCTCCACGACGTCCGGCGTCATAATGCGCCGCCGCCCACCAATGCGTCCTTTCTCTCGCGCAGCGGAGAGGCCCGCTCGCGTGCGTTCAACGATCAATTCACGCTCCATCTCCGCCAGGGCGCCCATCACATGAAAGAAAAAACGCCCCATCGGCGTGCTGGTGTCGATGCTGTCCGTCAGGCTACGGAAATTGACTCCACGTTCACGCAGCTCCTCAGTGAGCATGACCAGATGACGCATGCTGCGGCCAAGCCGATCCAGCTTCCACACCACCAGAGTATCGCCTTCTTTTAACGTCCTGAGCGCCCGCTTTAGGCCTGGTCGTTCGCTGGTCTTACCGCTGATTTTATCCTCAAAAATCTGTTCACAATTTGCACTCTGCAAGGCATTCCGTTGTAAATCGGTGTTTTGGTCATTTGTTGACACCCTGACATAGCCAATCAGCATCGTTTTTCCTCTGGTAAAAGAGGGGGAGTTTGCCATTGTGCAGGTTACAGGGGCCAGGGATTTGTTTCGCGGAAACCTCGGTTTTGTAGAAGCGGTTCAAAATGAAATTTCGCGCTCCCGAGGCGTTAAACAATTCACGAGTAACGGCAAGTTCCAGGTCCCGGATGGCGTAAGCACTGTCTACTTATCCGGATGTGCTGCTGGAGGCGGCGGGGGCGGTGGGGGTTGCCGTACAAACACCAGTGAGTTTGGCGGTGGCGGCGGTGGCGGTGGCGCTGGACAGTCAGTTATTAAGCGCGCCATAGCAGTTAAGCCTGGAGAAATGATCGATGTAGTCATCGGGGCTGGTGGTGCCGGTGGAACCACGTCAGTAAACTCCGATGGCAAAGCTGGAGGAGTTGGTGGCAATACTGTTTTTGGCAATTATTTGACCCTCATCGCCGGTCAGGGTGGAGACCCTGGTGGTGGTGGTTCAGCGCAGTATGGCGGAGCTGGCGGAGGAGGTTATCCTCGCGGAAGCACTGGAAATGATGGAGCAGGAACAACGGGCTCGACGATTGGAACAGGTTGCGGCGGCGCAGGCGCATCATGTCCATTCGGTGGAGGCGGTGGCTCCGTTCGCTCATCTTCCGCAGGTAGTGCTGGAGGCCAAAATGGTTACGTTGGCGATGGTTATGGTGCTGGCGGTGCTGGCGGGTCAACAGGAATAAACGGTAAAGGGGCTGTGGGGCAGCCAGGTTTAGTCATAGTCGAATGGTAATTGGGAAAAAACAATTTTTTCTCACAAGAATTTAATAACCCTGAAGAAATAATCCGGCCAGAAATAATTAAAAACATTCAACCTTTCCATGGTTGATTTTTAATTTATATCTTTTTAAGGGTTATTTTTAAAAATATACTTCAGCATAAGTTTATTAACGCAATCCATAACAGTTGAAGCCATAACGTAGAATCATTTACTAATCATTTTATAAGCATCTTTTTGATATTTATGAGATTTAAATTAAGACCCGCTGCCGCGGGTCTTTTTCCGACGTGGTGTTCATTTCCTGGGCGGCACGAACATACCTTTTACATACTCCCAACCTTCTTCAGGCTTAACTTCACATTCTGTGATATCAACCCACTGAATAGAAGGGTGGAACAATTCCGTTATATCATCTTCCGTTGAAAATAGTTCTCTTACTGTGTTTTTTTCAATTCGCGCATAGTTTTTCATGCATATTCCTCAATGATAATAATGCCATCGCCACCGCTCCCTCCATTTTGAGCAGATGAATTACTAACAGAAAATGCACCACCACCGCCTGATCCAAACGCGCCAGGATCACCAGACAAAGATGAGCCTGCAGCAATAGGATTTCCCCCTCCACAGAAAAACGATGCGCCACCACCTCCACTCTCATAGCCCGAGCTTAAGGTAATTGCTGGGGTTCCTGCAGAGCCTCTGACATTCATGTGATTACCACCATAGCCAAGACCACTGCCGCCGTTAGAAAGTAAGCGATTCTCTCCGTAATTAAATGCTGTGCCACTTGCCGCTCGAGCGCCGTTTGATGCAGAGAGGTATCTACCAAAACTGCTGCTTTGCCCTGATTGCGGCTCGTTACCACCGACTCCACCAGAGCCACCCTTTCCGACGGTTAGCAATATGGGAAACTCAAGCTCATCGACTGAATGCCAGGAGATAGCGGTACCACCCGCCCCTCCACCTGAGCCAACCGCTCCCTGATTTGCTCCAACTGCAGAAGTCCCACCGCCACCGCCGCCGCCTCCTGTAACGATTATTTTTAGTAGTCTCGCGGTCGGTTTTGCATAAGTCGTATTTTGACTGAAAATATTTACCTTCAATAATCGGCCAAAAAGCTTTTCGTCTAAACCGAGGTTTGTATCCTCTTTTTATTATTGGCACAAAGCCCGGAAAAACTTTAAAACCTCGGTTTAGGGGAAGGCTCTGCTTTGCCGGTTGGCGTGCCGGTTCCCTGGCCATCTGAAGTACCGCCATCAGGCTGGTTGACATGTAATGGTGACGCTTTTAGCGCAGCTGATTACCCGCTTCTGGCGAAAGCCTATCCATCGCTTAAGTTACCGGATTTGCGTGGAGAGTTTATTCGCGGATGGGATAATGCTCGCGGTGTCGATAATGGAAGATCAATACTTACATCGCAGGGAGATGCGATCAGAAATATTCAAGGTATGGTTAGTGGCAGTGGTGGAATAGTTTTTGATGCTTTCTCTGGTGCATTTTATGATTCGGGATCAAGAGACGCAACATTTCCTAGCTTGTCTAACAAGGCTAATTTTTCAGATGACATTTATTTTGATGCTTCACGTGTCGTTCCTACAGCTAATGAAAACCGTCCTCGTAACATTGCATTTAACTACATCGTGAGAGCGTCTTAACATAAAGAACACATTAATGAAGATTAAATGATTATTCACCATCTACATAACTCATTACTTAACTCTGTTTAAATTACCAGCTAAAATACAGGGTTAATTTTTTCAGATTATAAGCACTACAGAAAAAATTCAATTGCAATCGGGGTTTTTAGAGAAAAATTTGGCGGTTAAAAATAATATGCAAAGCTAAATAAACATTAATACATGGCAAGGCGGCGGTGTAATCTACTAATCATGCCCCTGAATCTCAATATAACCTGGAGGCGCTCAGATGTTAAAATACCAGTTTTAATCATAGGTAATAACTCATAAGTAGTTATTTATGGAGTTTACGTGATCATATTAATTCGAAATTAAACCTTTGTTTGGTGATGTAATTGATAATGATATGGCAAGGCTATCGTTTTTGTCGCGTATAAAATTATAGTAAATGCCGTCGACGTATCGACGGCTTCTGAAATCAGTTGGCCGCCTCCTCCGGTGGCAAAGGCCATGTAACATCTGGTACCTGAAAGGTTTTAACTTCTTTTAATTTTTTTATATAGGTTAGCCAATCGATTAAGCTGGCCTTATCTTTGTCAGTGATCATGTCTAATTGCAGCTCTGTCTGCCAGACACTAATTATATTTTGCGCATTAGCTAATAATAGATTTCGTTTTTCTTCTGCAAAGGCCACTTCCGCTTCGTGCTGTGCACGGCTATCGGTTATCCATGAATTGCCATCCCATGAATCATATTTCGTTTTTGGTTTGATAGTCGTAGTGTCTTTTGGGTATGGACCTATGGTGTTTATTATTTTTTCACTACCCGTTTTAGTGTCATATACAGTCTCACCGCGATGATCATCAACTAATTTCCATTCATTATTTTCATAAACGCAAGTAGTACCTGCTTCTACTGATAAATTTGGCTTGATGGTTGAAAATGCAGGAATACCAACACCTTTTAAAATATATTCCTTTGATATGTTTTTAAACTCTCCAGTTACGGCATCGTAATTGTATACTTCCAAAAAAAGTTCTTTTGTAGATAGTTCATTTTCATCAAAAGGAAAGTCTTGTTTATTGTTCATTAGATTGCCCTCAAAATGTAATTAAATGCAATATTCCTTGGGCGGCTTATACCATAAATACCCAAGGGCCACGTATTAGACACATAATCATTCGTGGCCGGTGTCATTGAGACATACATTCCAGTAATGCTTGGTAAAGGTGTATTGTCGTAGCCCCATCGAGACTGGTCATTTAAATTGTTTATCGTAACGAGCGTATTTGTGCTTACTCCATCGTCTCCGACAACTACCGATCCATGTTGATAAGAGAGGAGACTTCTTCCGCTATCAACCCCCCGCCCATCATCCCAGCCACGAATAAACTCCCCACGCAAATCCGGTAATTTAAGCGATGGATAGGCTCTAGCCAGAAGCGGATAGGTGGCAGCGCTGAAAGCGGCACCATTACACTTTAACCACCCAGTTGGCGGATTTTCCGAAGGCCATGGAACCGGCACACCAACCGGCAAAGCAGAGCCTTCGCCTAAACCGAGGTTTTTGAGAACCTCCGCCACCAGCCCCGCATCTTTAATCTCTGCCAGCGCTTTAGCCGTTTGCAGATACTGGCTATGAGGGTTTGCCGCATCGACATGCTTCTTCATCACGTCGTCGGTATAGGCTTTCACTTCGATGACTTTGTCATCCACATACTGGCGCGTGGCCAGCACCACCGAAGGATCAATCTTTAATGTGACGGCACTGGTGCTGTTCACGATCAGAATCATGCGCACGGTCTGGGTACGGCCGCTGCCTTCCTGAAGTTGTGGCTTATAAGTTTCAGCGCAGTTTGCCACCGCAACCATAACGCCATCGGCGTCATACAGGCCAATTTCGCGGATCCAGAAGCCGCCTTCACCTTCAGGGATAATCTGCTCAGCAATAATCTGGCTGGTGTTCGCCGCATCCACCTTCAGTGAATTCAGTGCGGCGCGTCGCTTTTCGCCGACCAGTTTGGTCTGTGCAGGATCGGGCGTGGGCAAGGTGCCGCCGCCATCCCCCACCGCCATTTGGGTGATTTGCAGTTGGGTACCCAGGGCCGCGGCATTGGCCAGCTTAGCCGCGCCCTGATTGGTCAGTATGGCAAAATATTTCGTTGTCATGCTCTCACTTCCGTCAGGTCAATAAGATGGACCGCTGCGCCGGTGTAACCGGAACCGCCTGCGGTGATAACTTCAGGTGTATAGGGATAAACGGTAAGCTCATCGCCACTGTAACTGGCGGCCGCAACAGGAACGGTGCCGGTGCTGTCCAGATTGATGGATAACCCCGTCAGATGACGGCTGACCGGCTTGGCATCGGCAATTAATCGCTCCAGCTCGTTGTACATGGCCTCAGTGATACCGGTTTCCAGCACGCCCACGTCCAGGCGGAATGTGCCCGGCGCTTCGTTGGTGTTCCACCATTCCTTGATGCGGATTAGATAGCCAAGCGGCTCCACCACACGGCGCAGCGATCCAATCGTTCCCTTGTGCTTATGGATGTATTCCGATGCGGCAACTACGCTGCGCTTGGTGCTTTCGCTCCAGCCTGAATCCCAACGGTCAACCGACCAGGCCCAGGCCAGATAAGGCAGCAGCTCGACCGGGCAGGTCTGAGCATTCCACAACATGCGCATCGGCGCAGGGATGGCCTCCAGCGTTGCGCAGGCTTCCGCCGCCGCCACTTCCAGTGCCGAAGATCCGGTGGGCAGCAGGCGTTTACTCATCAGAACCTCCTACCGTGATCTGATAACCGGTGCAGAACGCCGCCTGGGTTTTATCCAGCACCACATCCGCAGTCGGCTGCGCCAGTTCGACACGCTGTACGCCTTCGACGTGCAGGGCGGCGTAAAGCGCAGACTTACGGATATCGCGGCCCAAACGTGCCTGGGTGTTCACGAACGCCTGCAGTTTTGCTTCTGAGGCAGCGCGAATAGGTTCGGCTTCGGGGCCGGGATAGAGGTACAGCGTGGCCTCGACGCGATAATCCACAATCTGAGCCGACTGAACAGTGACGCGGTCGGCGACCGGTCGTACATCTTCATCGTTCAGGGCGGCATCCACGATTGCCAGCAGATCGTTATCCGCCACGCCGTTGCCCTCGCGTGACAGCACGGTAATGGTGACGCTGGCAGGAGACGGACTGATGGCGGAAGCATCGGCGACGCGTCCGTCGGCACTGCGCGCATGAAACTCATAGGCACCCGATGGCCCTGCCACACTCAGCCCCTCAAAGGCGGCAGCAATGCGGGCGCGAAAATCTTCGTCGCGCTCCATTACGGCTTCAACAGGCGGCGTGGCGGTGGGATCTGCAGGGGTCAGTACCAGTCGCGTCACGCCGTTATTCGCGCCCAGTTGATCCAGATCGCTGCCGTTGGCCCAGGCAACCATCACCGCCTTTGCCGCCTCGTTAACGCGCTGGCGCAGGATAACTTCCCGGTACGCGTTCTCCTGCAGGAGCTTCACCAGCGGATCCGACTCCAGCGCCAGTACGCGGGCAACCGACGCCTGCTGGTCGGCAGGATAGAGCGAAATCAATGTCGCCTTGCGTTCCGCAAGCAGCGTTTCATAGTCCAGCGTTTCCACCACATTTGGCGCAGGCAGCTGGCTCAGGTCGATAGTAGGCATGATTCAACTCACAGGGACGGTTAACGAAAAATCCTGCGCGGTATCCGCACGGTTGCCGGTGATTTCCACCACCATCCCGCCGTTAAACGCAGACTCAAAATTGATGCCGGTCAGGCTGATGCGCGGCTCCCACTGCAGCAGCGCCATATAACAGGCCGACATGATTTGCAGACGCAGCGTGTCGTTTTGCGGCTGGTCAATCAGCGCCGACAGTAGCGAGCCATAATCACGGCGCATCACCCGCGACCCGAGTGGCGTGGTTAAAATGTCGCGCACGGATTGTCGGATGTGATCCAGCTCTTCCAGCGTCGTACCCGTTTCGCGGCTCATACCGCTGTAGCGTGCTGTTGTCATAATGGCGCTCCTGTTGTCCCACCGCTGTCGCCCGGATGTTGGTGCGTATGCAGCACTTTGCCATTGGAGGCGAAACTGCCGCCGCTGTGCGATACGTCGCCCTTCATCGTGCCGCCCTGGGTGACTTCCAGCGTGGCGGTTTTAAGTAACGTTGTGCACTCCACCTCGGGCGTATCCAGCAGGATTTTAACGGCCGCCTTGAGAGTGGCAGTCTGGATCCCCTCCGCTTTTAGCGCGCCGGTCTGGGGCTCATATTCAATAACCGCCCCATCGGGAAAGGAGCAGTGCAGCGCATCCGCAGAGGCCGATGGCGCCGGACTGGCATCCGAAAACACACCGGGCAAAACAAAGCCGCTGTTCAGCTCGCCGCCCAGGCTCATGATCAACACCTGCTCGCCAACCGAAGGGGCATTCCAGGTACGGGTGCGTCCCGCCCGGGCTGTCAGCCAGTGCAGCCAGTCAGTGGTGTTATCACCGGTCTTTACACGGCAGGTGCCCGCCTCCAGATTGACGTCGGAGACAGTACCGATGCGGACCATGTTGCGCAGCAAGCGCTTGATTTCTAATATTTGCTCGTTCATGGCAGTAGTTTCACGTTGCAGGAGAAAAGCAGCAATCGAATGCCGTTTACTCAGAAATGACTAAACAGCGCCTCAGCAAAAGCGGCAGTGGCTATGCCTTCCATTCGCTGACCAGCTTGCCTTTGATATACAACTGCCAGGGCCGCGCATCGTTTTCTGGCAGCGCAGGTTCCGGCAGATGCGTGATGTGTAATCCGCCCTCCTGCTGCTCAACCCAGACACGTTCGGTCAGCTGGAGCGTGACCGTCACGGTGTGCTTTCCCTCGCCCGTGGCATCGAGCGTGAAGGTAAAGCCGGTGCGGCGTTTTTCCTCCGACACCATGATGTCGGGCTGGTTTTCCCGCAGCCAGGCCAGCACGGGCACCATGATCAGATCAATATCGTCGGCATACTGAGTAATGACGACAGCCAGCTGAAAGTGGTATTCAAACGACAGCGAGCTGGCGAGGGTGGAGACCAGACTGCCGGACTGAATATTGATGGTCAGGTTGTCAGGATTTTGCTGTAGCAGCGGAACGCTGTTTATCAGCACCTGACGGAGTTGGGTTGCTTTCAACATCATGCTGCTCCTGGCACGCTTTAATCATCTCTACCTGCAACCCGCACGATGCGAGCGCAGCCTCTAACTGGCGGTTATCTGCCGCCAAATCACCCTGCGTTTGCAGGCGGTTCTCCGGGATGGGGCAACTGGTCACGCGTGGACAGCCAGTCCAGATAATCTCGGGCATTGCTGAAGGCGGGACGGCTGTGCAGCCGGATAACGTCAGCAGGCAAAGCAGTCGCACTCCAGGCACGTAAAGCGGGATTCGCATCGGTTTCTCTTCTGATTGTCGTTTCGCGGTTCAGCGCCTGAGCGCTGGCCTGGTTTTGCTGTAGCCGCAGTTCGGCCTCACGTTTTCGGCTGGCCTGACTGTCCCGGTTGAGTTGATCGATGGCCTTCTCCCGGTTGCTCAGGTCGGCGGCCAGCGCCGCGGCCTTGTGCTGTGCCTTGTCCAGCCGCGCCTCGATGACGCTGAGACGCCAGCCGCCGGCCCCCAGTGCCGCAAGTAACGTCACGATCGCAAACACCATCAGTCGCATCATCCTGCCCCCTTCAGGCACCAGGCCATTTCACGCTGGCGACGGTTATCCAGCCCGGCGTTATACGTCCCTTTGACATAGACCCAGCGTCTGAGCTGCAGGCAGGCATCGCGCCAGCGGCCACGGTTAATGAAGCCGGCCAGCGTGGAGTTACAGGCGGCATGTACGCCGACGTTAAAGCCAAAGGACACCACCGCGTCGTAGACCTCGGAGGGCATGTCACGTGTCATGCACTGATCAATGCCGCGCTCAACGCGCATGACGTCATAAACCAGGTTGACTGCTGCCTGGCGCTCGTTCACCACGCTGGCAGGCGTAACGCCCTGTGTATGGCCAATGCCGTTAGTCCAGACGCCGGCGCTGCACTGATAAGGTGACGTGCGGCACCCTTCGGCATCAGCAATCAGCCTGAGTCCGGCTTCGGAGGTTTTTAGCATCTTGATTTGCGGTAGCAGTGCGGCCATGGCCAGCACGGCGACGACGGCACATCGCTTAGCGGTCTGGCTCAAAATTCAGCCCCTTAACGTTGCGCTGCTGCAGCTCGTAGGTTTTGCGGCGGTAATACCAGTTGATAAAAAAGGTTGCGACATTGATGCACATCGTTAACACAGCAACGCCAGAGCCCACCATAAAAGCGATATCCTGTGGTGTGTGACGTCCAAACCACATCAGGACAATCCCGATGAGGTAATTAATCAGAGAACTGATTTTTTCCATTGGCACTAATCCCACAGATTGAGCGTCTCACCAGTAGCCGCCTGGGGCAGATCCGGTAAGACCACTTTGCATCCGTGCGGTAAGGTTGGGCCTTTTTCTGCCAGGCCAGGATTGGCGGCATAAACCTGTTCAACCGCCTGCTGCGTGCGTCCGTAATAACGCCAGCAAATCTCATCAACCGTTTCTTCCTGTCGTGCATAAATCAGCATTGATTGGCCCCTTATGAGCATAAAAACCATGGTTGGCTGGGCGAAATGTTGTCGGTAGCCTGCATTACCGGCACCGCATCGCCAGGCCATATCTCCTGTCGCAAAAGCAGGTTTCATAAAGCTCAGGCCATGCGGTAAACAGGGGGCATGTGCTCAGCGCGGCCTGCGTTGCCAGCGCGCGACAGGAGTAGTGTCTGCTTCAGCAGCGCATTGCTCAACGCGGGAGCGCCCGCTCAACAGTGAGCGGGCAAAGGCAGTAAAAATGGGATGACTCCGGCTAAAAAAACGGCAGGAAGGAAGAAAAGCGCGCGTTTTAACGATGAGGTTCAACGACCGGAAGAGGCAATAGAACGGGAAAGGAAGGTGCGTGTTTTAGCCGTGATGATCCGCAGGCGGAAGAGTCAGCGAAACGGGAAAGAAAAGTGCGTGTTTTAACGATGAGCGTTTGCGGCCGGACGAAGCAGTGAAACGGGAAAGGAACGTGACAACTGCCTGGCGTTTTTTGTGGCCTGACACGACAGTAAGGAACGCTAAAGACCGATCGAAGTGAAGGTCTGTTTGCCCGGACCGCTGCCCGCGCCTGAGCCCACATCATCCTTTGGGTGGGCTCAGGCGACAGACAACCCGCTGACGTTACAGTGAGAACGCCGGCATCATGGTTTTTTTAAAGGCGTAGCCGAAAAGACAACGGAAAATCGGTTATCGGAAAGGGTGTAGTTAGCTGCGAGTTCAGCAATCAAATTTAACGCAATTTCCCTGTCTCGTTCGCCGCAGGCCCCTTCACTGGTGAGCCTGGCGATAAGCTCAACGCGCTCAAGCATAACTCGCTCATGTAATTCATTTCCCACAATTCCCTCCCCCAAAATAAACACTGTACATACATACAGTATCATAGCATTGATTAACTGTGGAAGCGTTTTAAGATAGTTGGTAAAAAATTATATCATGTTGATAGGCATCAACTTTTATTAACCTTCCCTTAAGACAAACCTTCAGCACTGACCTGCAGAAGCGTAAGAAAAATCAATAGATTTTCCTCTAAATGATGCCAAAAACGTGGCGTGTGTTTCGTCCGGATTTGAAAGCATTTCATGTATGCTCTTCCACACAGAGCGCTACCAGCCATAAATGCAGACACACTTTTGAGCGGATGCGTCTAAAGGCAAGATTGCCATAAAGCCGTCCTTACAAAAGGAGATGGGTAAGCGATACCCCCTACAGCGCAACCATCCACCAGTGCACTTCTGCGAAGGGTGAAAGCGGGAGGGAAAACCTACTGAAAAGATGTTCAGCGTTCCCTTCGCTATCCTGGCATGCTCGATATCCAATACCTGACATAGCGTTGTTGCCAGTTACTTATTTGAATGAATGAGTTGAAATTATGATAAGTAGTATGGCTCAATTATTTAAAACCTTAATCTGCAGCAACATGATGGCTTTTAATTCCCCCTATAATCATCTATCAATACGTTTCATCCTCGGCAGCTAAAAACGAATAATTCTTTTAACGATACTGCCATGTAATTTAATTCCCCAGTCAAAAATGCCATCCGAACATTCTCCGCCTGCATTCTTTATGCATACTATAAAAATTTTATAATCTTGCATATTTAATCAAAAGACCGGCTCACCTTTCAGGCTTTATTAAGTCATCAGATGGAGTCGGCCTGATGGAAGAGCTACTGAATTTTATTTATTACAAGCGTAGCTTGCCCCGTGTTATTGTAACAACCATCGTCAGAAACCCAGGCAATTATTGTTGAGGTTACATCAACGTAAACGCGAACCGGTGTCGATGTAATGCTTTGCCCCCACCGATTAGTTGAATATCCTAAGCCCCCCTGAAGCAGAACAGTATCAATAGCGCAGCCACCGCCCAGATCATTACTGGAACAGCTCATATTGTTATTCGTGATTGAGACATCATAAGTCCCTTTTTGCATCTGGAACTGTGCCGGTTTACCAGCAGCAGCGGTTCCCGGAGGCGATGTGATGCAGTTTTGTAGTGCATTGATATTAATGCTTGTTGCTGCCTGACTTGACAGCGCTATAAAAGCAGTAAAAGCGACCAACGTTTTCTTTGCGTTCATAATTCTTACTCCTGAAAACAATGTAATTGAGAAAATCCAGTACCGGTTGAATACATTCCATTTGGATAAACATGACTTGAAAAGACGAAAAATTGACCAGTAGTACTCTTGAAGATACGGAAATTCATCCGCGTTCTGGTGTCACGATGCTGTCCCACTAAAAAAAACGTTAAGTCCCCAAATACATTTCGATAATTTAAAGAGATACCTTATTGCCCATCCAGTTTCATGTCACGTGGACTCAACAGCAATCGTATACCGTTTACTCAGCAATACCTAAACAGCACGTCACGCTAAGATAAATGTAAATTTTTATCTCTTGGCTCGGCTGCAAGGATTTAAAAGCAGTCAGTCCTTTTCGATATTCGTGAGAGTTCTACTTTATTTTCATACGGCAACAATGTCGGTCTGGCTTTTTCAAAGCCCGTTAAGTACTCGGACAGGAATAGCCTGTAAAACGAAGAGTATTCATCATTATCTAAACCTTTTTGCTGAAATTTTTGGCATTCGATAGTGTAAATCCCGCTGCCGTGGCAATTATTAAAAGGCATTGCTGGCATATGCGTACAGTTATTAACAGAACTCCAAGACCGCAACGCCGGCTGCGGTTTTTGGCCGCCCTCTTCTTCAGCGCATTTAGGCACAACTTTCCATGTTTTCAGCCGGGTCAACACGGGCGCGCCGGGCCCTGTCGCCGTGGCATAAACGCCTTTAATCGACTGCGTTTCCTCGCCAAAGGCATTACAATTTTCGTCGGGCTGATACCAGACACGCACGGTAAGTGCGTCACGTTTAACGAAGGGGCCGCCCTGGGCATCGGTGTACGCAGCCCATTGACCGGCATCAGCCGCAGCATGTACAGCAGCAAACGCCTCGCCCGCACCATGAGCGCTTTGCAGATCAGCCAGGCGGCGCAGTTCGCGATAAACCGTGACGGGTGCACCGCCAATAAACTGAAACTGGCGGATACGCCAGCAGGCCGCCCAGGCCGAGACGGCCATCGCCGTTTCCTTCAGCGGCTTTCCGCTTTCATGATCCCGCTCGCCTTCGAGCGCATAGCCATCAATGTTTTTTGCTACGTATTTAGCGATATAGCCTGTCGCGCTGCCTTTTGCTGGATCCATGGCTTCCGCATGAAAACGCGCTTTGCGTGCGCGGGCGCTGTTCAGCTCATCGCTGTCCTGCTGGCAGGCATAATCACGCAGGATCTCACTTACCCGACTGACGTCCTCAGGGCGCATAAACATCAGCATGTGCCAGTGCGGTGTACCATCGTGATGAGGCTCAGCAACGCGCAGACCAAAAATACTGATGTTATTTCGATGCAGTTTGGCACGGACTCGCTGCCAGAGCGTGCAAAGATAGCGCTGCGTGTCCGCCGGGCTGGCCCCGTTCCATTTCGCATTGCGGTGGCCCGTTTGCAAGGTGGCGTGATAGCGAGAGGGGGCGGTTAAAGTATAAAACTCCGCCCGGAAGCCCATATTTTGACAAAGGGTTTCAAAGCCACGAATGCGTGTCATGAGTTCCGCACGACGAATGGCTGGATTGGCCACACTGCCGTCATATTTTTCGATCAGGCTGATGCGGTTCCCCTCCTCATCTTCCAGATCCATACTCTGCAGGAAGTCACGAGTGCGTCGACGCTGTTCCCGCCATTCCGCGACCGCCATCGGGCTGGCATAAGGTGACCGCTTTTTGCTGACGTTGGCTAAGGCAATATGCAGATGTTCTCGCCAGAAGGCGCTGAGACGACGCAACTGTCCTTTCCACCATTTCTCTGCCTGCATACGCAGGATGGCGGCGGTAACCTCGTCGGGACAGAAGAAGCGAGTACTGACCGTTTCCCAGAGCGGTGGCGTTTGTCCCAGCTCACGGGTGATGATAGCTGCGGTTGTGTAAAGGTGATGGACATAACGGTAATCCGTCCTGTCACTGATGCTGGCATGCAACTGCACCAGTTCTGCATGAATAAAGCTGGCAATATCGCCCGCGAGTAAATCAACATCAGCACGGGACATATCCGGCAGGCGGTTAAACCGCTTCATCAGTTCCCACAATGTGCCGGCCGCTCTGGCTGCACCTTGCGGGCACGACAGCGTTCGGGATAGTTGCGCCACGATGCCGGGACGCATGGCATGCAACTGGTAGCGCTGGTTGACTGACTCAACACGCGGTAATGTACGCTCAACAAAGGTTTTTGCTAAGTACGCATTAGCCCGGGCTGTGCCCTGTTGCTTTTCAAGTAACGCCATGCGACGCCGGACGTCCAGTTGCACCATCCTGGCCTGGGCATTAAGGGTTTTCTGCCCATGCAGCCACGCCGCAATCAGGCGATCGCGGTGTTGCTGCTGGTCATAAGTGGGATACGGGCTGGCAATCGCCAGCCGGGGGGCATTCCACGGGTAAGCAAAAGTCATCATCGCGCCTGTCCGTGGTGAAGACGTGTGCGTAACTCGCAGACTTCCTGACAGGACAGGCAGCGGGTGACACCCTGAACGGCGCGACGGCGCGCTTCGGGAATCGGTGCATCACACTCTTCACAAAACGAAGCGCTGATTGCCACGGGCCGTTGCGTGACCTGGGCAATATTGTGCGCCAGGATTTCTTCGCTGCGCTGCTGCGCGACATCAATGGTATCGGCCATCAGCGCAGCGCTCCTGATTCGTTTTCATAACGTTCAGCTTCGTTGCGCAGCAGTTCCGCAGCCTCAATGCCGTTTAATGTCTGACGCGTAATATGCGCCGCCATAACATTCAGCCGTCTGGCGACCGCCAGTGCGCAGGCTTTTCTTTCGTTATCAAGCAGTTTGTTGAGGGTAAAGGTTGTGGCGTCATTCAGTGAATGGGTTTCGCTGTTCATCATTTCTCTCCAGATTTTGGGCAAAGTCATGCCCGACGGGTTTACGTCATTGCGTTACGATTAGGTGGTTTATTCAGGCAAAAAGCAGTCCGCCGTTGAGAACTGTCGCGGCAATATCTTTCCCCAGCGCGCCAGCTTGTTCATCGCCATGATGATGCGTTCACGACGTAACTGATCGAAACACTCGAAAGGTTTGCCAATATCTTCCTGCCTGAAACTGCCGGGCCAGTCACGATTGACCAGCGTTAAAACACAGAATTTGAAATCGTCATTTTGGTGATTGAAGTACCGCAGCGCAGGGTTACGGTTGCTGTCGCGCAGCAAACGCCAGCGCTGACGAAATTCATCAAAGGTCATCTTTTCGCTGCTGCCGTTGTCAAAACGCGCTTCAGCATGCGAAGCGGATAGCGGGCTTTTTATCTGGACGGTGCGACTCATTGTTTTCCTCCGATAAAGTTTGCATCGGGTTTGACTGACCAGTCGCCACCGTCACTGACATCATGGTGTCTGTACCTGATGACGGATTCGCGCCTGTCTCATCGCTGGCTTTTGTTAAGCATTAAGCGAAACGGTAATAAAACTGGCCTCAGTGTCAGCACGACAAGGCGTTAAACCACTTTCACTCACATCTTGCGTGCAATCGCGGCGCTTACCGACACAATCGCCCTTGTTGCCTTATCTCACCGGTGCTGACCGTTACACGCAGACAGGTGAGCGACGCGATAAGGTTCCGGCATGACGATTGTAAAAATGGGCCTCATCAGGCAAAATCTTTCGTTATCTGATAAAGCCGCCTGCTGCTGCATCAATCAAAGGCTAACTAAAACCGGAGGATACTTAGACTAAATCTAAGTGTCAATGAAAATGAGCGTTTATACTAATTTCAAATTTCCGAACTCGAGCGCTGAAGCTCTGGATCGCGTTGTCGATGCCTATGGCTTTACCATGAAAATGCAGCTTGCAGATCACCTTGGAATTGCCGCAAGCAGCCTGTCTGCACGCTATAAACGTGATGTTTTTCCGTCAGATATCGTTTTGCAGTGCGTTATGGAAACGGGGGCGGACTTGCAATGGTTGATTACGGGTAAAGGAAGTAAGTTCTCAGAAAGCAAACCTGACACACCGACACTGATTAGAAAAAAACTAATCAGCGGAAAAATCGAGGATGCGGGTTATGTGATGCTGGATAAAGCCTTATATGCGCCCCTGAAGCAGGAACCGCGCAACGCTTTTTTACTGTTGGCCGAAACCACGCAATACATCATCGATACTGACTTCGAAGATATGCATGACGGCGTCTGGTTGGTCGAAATCGAAGGCACAGCCAGCGTCAGAACGCTGACGCGTATTCCGGTCAGGAAAGTCCACGTCAGCGGGATTGGCGTGGCCTTTGATTGTGGGATTGATGACATCAAACTGATTGGCCGGGTTGTTCTGACCATTCAGTGA